CGGACTTTCGTCCCTTCGAGTTGGGTAAATCATTCCCCAACTCATTGAAACAAAGCAATATCTTTGCTCAAATACCCCTTTACATTCGAGCCCAACTCATGCCAATCTTTAATCACGGTCAATCAAGGCCGGTTGGGGCGAGGCCCCGAAGGAGTTGTGATATGTCGAAGGTAGAAACTGTACGCGAATTCGCCCACCGGAACTATGGGGCCATTGGCCGGGTTGTGCTGAGCGCGGATGTCGCGAGCGTTACGCTCAACGGAAGCGAGCTTCCCGTAGGCTCGGTGGAATATCTCCTCAACTTCGCCTTGCAATCGTTGCAAGATGCGTATGCCGGGGCGAAGAACGAGGCGGAAGCGAAAGGCGCGTTCAACACGAAGTTGGATAAACTGATCGCGGGCACCATCGGCACGAGATCGGGCGGCGCGGGCGTATCGGACGAGGTGCGCATTCAGCGTCAGGTTGTGCGTGAAGTGTTGCGCAAGAACCTCGAAAAGGCCGTCTACGAGGCCAAGTACAAGGACGACGACGAGGCTGTCGATGCGGTCTACGCGAAGAATGAGGCCAAACTCGCCGACGAGGTTAAGACGCGGCTTGCGAAGCTCGCCGAGGAGCGGGCGCGGAAGGCCAAGCTCGCTAAGTCGAGCGGCGAACTGGAGCTCTAATCCATCAACGGGGCGCGAATGCCCCACATTTTTAGGAGATCGTACCAATGGAACTCATGTTTTCTTCCTACGCCACTAGCGTAACTGCCGAGGACGGCAAATTTCATCCCGCAATTTCCAAAAACGGGCTCACCAGTCCCATATATTATTGGGAGAAGGTGAAGTATGCGACGGAAGACGAGGCGCATGAACACGCAAGCCTTGCTTTGAAAGAGGCCTATGACGCGGCCAATGCCGTGAGCCGTGCATGGAATGTGGTGACGCTATGAGCAGTTTCATCGCCAGCGTGCTTGCGCGGGTTAAGTCGGGCCAGTTGACTATGGCTCAAGCCGAAGTCCTGATCGCGTGGGCCAACCGCCCGTAACCATACCGTTCGTTGACACGAGAACCCGCCCGGCACGCGCTCGGCGGGTTTTCTCGTATGGTCGCATGGGTCGGCACAAACGCGCGTGTGCGGCCAACGTCGTGTCATTGGCTGCATATGGGCTAGTGTAACCCTAGCGCTAGCGCTGTTAATCGCTAGGGCGCGCCGACGATTTTTCAACCGACATGTTGATTTTCTCGTTACGCACAATGCCCAGCATGGTATGGCCCGTAACATGGTGTTACGATATGGCTCCACCTCCGTTTCGTGTATTGGGTTTGATTGAACCTTGCTTCGCGTTTGTTCTTTGAGTTTCCCGATTTTTTTTTTGAGAGATTTTAGCTCGAAAATTGGCAACCCAGTTACAAGCCATACCCCACCTCCCCATATGGCCACGGTATGGCGCGTAACGGGAAATCACACATGCGGCGGGAATTTCCGAAACCCTCCCCCAGCGCTTTCTAGGCCTAACGCGAGGGTTACGCTAGCGCATACACAGGGAATTGCGCTGTGTATGCCCTGCATAATGTGGTTGCAAACCATACCAGTTTTCGGTATAATCCACGCATTGGCCCGGGAATGGGCGCGATTAACCGTTGTGAAGGGAGGCCCGCCATGTAGACGACTGGCCACAACGTCCGAGTCTGGTGGCCCGCGAACAGGACTCGGCCCTGCAATCAAACAAGGAAACTCATCGCATGTTTAAATCCGCCGCCTCGATCCTCGCTTCCTTTCTTTCGGGAGCCTCGTTCCTCGTGCCGCGCCCGGCAATCACACTAGGCCGCAAGTCCTCGGGCCTGCGCAAGACCGGGAAACTTTATCCCCACTCGTCCACCCGTCAGCGCGCCCGTTACGCACGGCAGAACGCGGCACGGAGTGCGTGAGATGAGGGCCGCATTCATAGTCGCACAACGCAAGGATTACCGCGAGGGCGACATCGTCGTACTCAATCGCCTCACCCCCTACGAACTCGAGTCGGGCCGCGACAAATACAACCGCCCCATCTCCTACCTTCTCGAGGAACATGGGAAGGAGACCAATATCAATGGCGCGCCCGTCTACGATAAGGTCTGGCTCCTTGAATTCGACATCCCGGAAAAGAGCTGACATTGCATAGCGGAGGGGCGACGCCGCCCCTTCATTGGGCAATCTCAAAGAGGACCAAAACCATGTACATTCTCGCAGCCACATTCAAAGACGTCGAGAACGTTAAGTATTTCGTCGCCCGCACGAGAGCATCGCTCGAAAGCTACATCGACGGCTCCACCGATTACCGCCTCTGGCGCGATGGTTGGATTGAGTCGAAAGATGGCGATAGCTGGCGCGTCATCGGCACTCACGTCGCGGGCGTATCTGCTCAGGTGGTGCTCTGATGACCGAACCAGTCTTCAAAGTATCTCGCGCCCTCATCGAGGCGTACCGAGGTTTCTACGAAAAGGAGGTCGCCCATCTTGACTCGGCCGAGGCCGAAATTGAGATCGCACGCCTCATCGTAACCCACGAGCCGAAGGAGCGCCTCGCCGTCTACCTCATGTGGAACGGCATCATCGGCTACACAGAGACCATTTACTCCATCGCGATCGGGAGACTTGCATGAAAACGCTCGAATACTGGCACCAGCCCCGCAACGGTTTCAGCCACGACGATGCCCGGGAAATTAAACGGCTCTTTCGTGAAGAGGCTTCAGCCAATCTTGAGGCCCTCGCCTACAGCATCGCGGGTTTCCTCGGCCACAAAGAGCCCGCCCCGCTTCACATTGTCCTCGCCTGTGAGATCGCACAAGACGGTGAGCGGGCACAGCGTTTCATCGAAGAAATCAAGGACCTGTTCTGATGACCCAACTCCACACCAAACAATCAGCCTTTGACTTCGCATTCAATGCCCTGCGCGAGCGGGGCTTTACACGTGCAGGAGTCGACGTAGTCGACCGTCACGGTGATCCTCAGTTCAAGTGCCGCTACCGAGGTGAGGATAACGCCCCTTGCGCCGTCGGCCTCTTCATCCCCAACGAGAATTACAGCGTAGCGCTAGAGTACGGCGATACTCGCAACGCCGTCGCCCAGTGCCCCTCCCTCGCGAACCTCTACAACCCTGGGGGTATCGAGTTCCTTAGTCGACTTCAGGCCGCCCACGACGCAGGCTCCACCCCCGGGGTGATGGAGTCCAACCTTCGTAATCTCGCCGCGGAGCACAATCTCGAGGTGCCCGCATGACCCAGTGGGACGATTTTGCATTTAACGAGGGCTGGGCCGCGTTCTTTAATGGTAACTCAATCGAGGACAACCCATATACAGACCCTTTCCTCCACGACTCATGGGAAGAGGGCTGGATCGCGGCCAGTAATCAAGTTACGAGGACCTTCTAGATGAACATCACCCTTCAGCGCCTCAACCCCACGCCCACGGCGTATACGGCGGAGGAACTTCGCCTCGCCCACTGGCTGCAGATCGCCGCGACCGTCCAGCGCACCGTCCCGGTCAAGCACATCTACCTAGCGCAAGCGCATGCCATCGCCACGCAACGCAAGTTGGGCCGGGAACTCGCCCGCGCCCTTTGCGCAACCATGGAGTACTCCGCATGAACAAGGAACGCCTTCTCATCCTCGCCGCCCTCATCGAAGCGCAGCCCTTCACAAGCCGCCGAGCGAAGGAAGGTTTCTACATGAACTCCATCCTCCACGAGTGCGGCACACCTTCTTGCATCGCAGGTTGGGGCGCTTGGGAGGCCCTCGGTCGCCCCGAAAGGCTCTACAATGCCGGGTATAAGCTTGAGATGGCCGCGGCGACATGGCTCGGCTTCAAACACTTCGAAGAGGAATTCTTCACGAAAAGCCCCGCATACGAGTTGTTCTACCCGGACAACGACTGGTTCCTCTACCACGGCACACCCCAGATGGCCGCCAACGTCTTACGGCACCTTGCGGAGACGGGCGAAGTTGATTGGAGCCAAGCATGATCAGCGAGCCCCTTTACTACGCCCTCCGTCTTTGGCGCCAGCATTGCGCGGGGTTCACACTGCAGACTCGCCAGTTCGGCCTTTGCGCCTTCGTCAACGAATATGCCCCCGGCTATCAGGGCGAACTCAAGCGGCATTTATCCGCCGAACTCGGCGACTCTTGCTGGCCTTTCAACGGCCACAGCCCTAGCGATTACGAACACGAAGAGAACAAGGGCGCGAACCCCAAGCGCAGGGCCTGGGTCGACGCCAAGATTGCGGAGTACGAAAACTCATGACCTACTTCCCCGAGCCCAAGAAACTCGCCGGCTTCCAGACCTCGGACGGGAAGATCCACGAAAACATTTCCGACGCACGGAAACATGAGAACACCATATCAATGCTCGAGTGGCTTTACAATAACCGTTCGATCGACACTGAGCCTAATTACATGCTCGATTGGCTCACCCAACACGGCGAACGTATCGAGGAATACTATTATTGCTATGAGGGCGCCGACCCTGCGCGCATGAACGAACGAGACTAAGACGAAACCCCTTCGGGGGTCTGCAGCGCCCGCCCAACCTGCACTGATGAGTCGGGGCCCCCTAAAGGAGTTTAACATGAGAACCTTGGTTTTGGCTTTGGCTTTGGCCCCCAGCCTCGCATTCGCAGAAATGCCCCCGAAGCGTTTCGACCGCCCATTCGTCGGCGACCTCTCGGAGTGGAAGGTCCCCTTGGGGAGCGCAGCGCGTAAGTGCAACGCTCTAGCCCGCGACTTGGGCTACCCCGCCACGCATCCGATGAAGGTGGACGGTCGCCCCCTTTACGGCTGTGCCTACACATTCGCGCGCGAATGCTACATCGTCTGGTCCTACGACCCGAGTGGGCGCGACCCTCACATGGCGAGTAACGTACGCCGGCACGAGGTCGCCCATTGCAATGGTTGGGAGCACAAGTGATGATGAAAGCAATCGAGTGGGCGCTCGCCGCCGCCATCCTCTATTCCCTGACCTTCTTTGGAGCGCTTGAACTCGCGAAGGCCCTTGCCGAAAGGGCGCCGGTATGAGCCCCAAGGCCCGCGTCGTCCTGCTGCAGAGACAGCTTTCCATTGCCGTCAAGGTACTCAAAGAAATCCGCGACGGCGACAGCTTTATGTCTCATATGTCCGTCGCGGAGAACGCCCTCGAAGAAATCGAGCGCATCAAACTAGTCCAGGAGGGCGTAAGCCCATGAGCCCGATCGACGCCCACCTTCGTTACGCCCGTGAGATCGCCGCCGAGTGGTACGCGGGGCGCAAGCCCGCCATCCAGGTCGAGGTCGACCTCCTCGAACTCGGCTTCTACAACATCCAGTTCCCGAACCGCGGCCCGATCAAGGTCGCGTATCTTGGCAACATCTACGAGTTACCCCAATGACCCCGTACCAGCAACGCATCGTCAACGCGCTCCTCGAGCACAAGGACAAGACCCTAACGGAGGTGGCCGAACTCATCGACGCCTCCCGTTCTCGCGTCAGTGCCGTGAACAAGATGTACGACATCCGCCCTCATCGCAAGAATCGGAAGAGCGGAGTCCACATCGGCGGTCCCATGGGTGAGGTCCTCCGTGTCCTCGCCGCCCGTTACACTATCGCCGAGGTGGCTGAACTTTCTGGCATCGGCCACACCACGATTACGAAACTCCGACAGGGCCGACACGCCGCCAAACTCTTCACCTTCCAAGTCTTGGCCGACACCGCCGGACTGGAAATCAAACTCGTTCCGAAGGAGTCGAAATGAACCCAACCATCTCCCTCGCCCCCTCCGGCCAGATCGCGGTCGAGATCCCCTCCGTCCTCGCCGAGGGCCGCTCCCACACCGTCGAGATCCCCTTCTCCCTCGGGGGCCTCAGCATCTTGAAGAAGATCCTCAAGGCCCGGCAAGAGGTCGCCAAGCCCTCGATCGGCACGATGGCGTCCCCCGTCGCCTCGGAAATCAACCGCTTCATCGAGACCAAGAACCGCGAAGATGCGGCAGCCGCCCGACAGGTTTCGAAGAAGTTCGACCTCGACAACATTGAATTGGAGCTTTGACATGTTCCACGTCGGCCAGCACGTGGTCTGCATACGTCAGCCGCCTAAGAAAGCAATCGACAAAGTGCGTCGACGAACTGGTGCAGTTGTCTTGCCCGAGGTTGGTAAAGTCTACACCATCCGTCATATCTTCACAAATCGCATCGGCGAACTCCTGTTCTACCTTTGCGAGATCCATCATCCTCTTAACGACCGTGGACATGAGCCGGGCTTTCTCTACAAGATGTTTCGCCCCCTCGCAAAACTTCGAGTCGAAGACTTCATCAAACAAACGGAGCCGGTATGAAAACCACCCTAGACTACGAAGGAATGACCTCGGAGGAGCTAATCCAACTCTGCAAGGAGCGCGGGGAAACTCTAGACCGTTTTGCCCTCGAATTGGGCAACGCCCGAAAAGCACTCTTCGAAACTCAACAGGAGGTTATGCGTCTCGAGCTTCTCGCCTCCGATCGGGGCGTCGAACTCAAACGTTACATCGACCACTTCGAGAAGCTCCTCAACATCACCGAAACCCTCGCAAACAAGGTGGACAATCAGTGAAAAGCGTCGCCCAAGTCTCAACCCAGTTCGCGGACATTAAGCTCGTCCTCGACCAGTGCCTCGCCCATTCCGGCGGCACCTACACCGCGCCCGATCGAGGCGCCGCCGTCAACTTCCGCCACCGCTGCTATCAGTTCCGCAAGCAGTACCGCGAAGCCATCGCCCCAAGCGCCAGCCCGTACGACATGCTCATCATCCGTCAGGTCGCCCACGGCGAGACCATCGTGAAGATCGAGCCCCAGACCTTGTCCGGCACCTTCACCCCCGCGGGTGGCTCGCCCATGGCTACGCCCTCGACGGTGGAGGAGGACGACGAACTCGAGTCGATGGCCCGGGAACTCAAGATGAAGTTGGACTTGTGATGAATATACCTTTCACGATCTCGCTCATGTACAGTCTGCTATTCGTGTACAGCTTCCACCGCCCCGACTGGAAATACGGAGGCTATTACTTCCTCGCGGGCCAGCTGTGGTTCATCGCTTTCTACATGGAGAAGACATGGCAACTTACACAATAAACCTTCCCGACGACGTCGTCCTGACCGCCGTTCACCGTTTCGCCCCCTCGAACGAGTCGGCCCCGCCCCGTTGGAGCGTCTCCGTCCAGCCCCATCCCGACGGCGAGGCCGCGTTCTTCACCTCGGGCAACGGCGTCCACCCGGACCTCCAGCATGCCGCCAACGAGGCCGTTGCCCTGCTTCGCAAGAACCTCAGGGATCTCGAACCCTGGATCCTCCGCCAGCGCGCCGCACGCGAGGCGTCATTGAAACTCACCTCAACCCTCGAACTCGATCTCTAGGAGCCCCAGATGACTTACGAAGAAATCAAACACCAGCTCAACGGCATGACGAAGTTGCTCCTCTCGAAGGGCATGCGCAGCCCCACGGCGCAACTTCAAATCATCGCCGAGTCGCAGTGCTACACCCAGATCAGCTACTACGAAGATGACGAGTTCCGCACGAAAACGAATTGGGAAGACGACCACGGAGTCGCCCTCAATCTCATGTGGAACCACATTCGCGAGATCCCCGAACTCGAAGAGCGCCAACGCAACAACTACCTCAAGAAAATCGCCGCGGCCGTCGAGTACGGGAAGAAGGTCGGCATCGACGACACCCTCATCAACCCGCTCATGGAGCAGATGAAGCGCCTTTCGGCGAACATCATCGAGCATAAGCCGCAGCCTCCGAAAGTTTACGCTGCGCGGATCAAAGAACTCAACGAAACTGATGACATCCCCTTTTAAGGAGCGAAGCTCATGCAAGAACTCATCAAAACTCTCCCTACGTTGATCACCGGCGAGATGGGCTCCCTCCATCTTTCCTTCAACGATGAGAACGCCCACAATTACGAGCGCGTGAAGGAGTTCTACGAAAGCCTTCCCAACAGTGACATCGGTTGGGTATCAGCGGAGGAGCGCCAGAAGGCCTTCGACAACAACAGTTGTTGGACTCTTCAATGGTATCCGAACACACCAGTTTCCTTCCACATTCTAAGGGCCTCCTCACTCGAAGCCCTTCTCGCGGAGCTTGCGAAATGAAATACATCGTATCCAGCCCCTCGGGCCTCGGCCTCTACCACGACACGTTCTACTTCTGCGGCCACGGCATGTGGAGCTCGCAACGCGAGGACGCCATCGAGTTCCCGTCACGAAGTGACGCGGACGAGGCCACGAAAGGTTCCTCCTTCTCCTCCACCCTCAAGATCGAAGAGGTCCCTGATGAAACGGTTAACTGAGGGCGAGGAGAAGCGCCACCGCGTCCGCAAGCACAACTCCTTCTTCGGCCACGCCCAGATGATGAAATCGCAGTGCGAAGCAATCATCCACGCGCCCACGACCTCAATCGACACGAAGAACACGGCTCGTCGCATCTTTGCGGAGGCCAGCGAACTGATCAAGCAACTCAAAACGAGGATTGACAAATGATTTTCATCAAATTAACTCAGTGGAACGGTATCCGTTACGAGATGCCTCTTGCACTCAACAACGGCGCGCATGGCTGGCCTATCTACGTCAACGCCCTCCTGATCACGGACATGTTCCGTTTTCGGAGCTACGTTTATCACACGCATACCGACTCGCAGAAACCATACAGCGAACGCGACAGCGAAGAATACACCGAACTCAACTTATGCGCCCGTGGCCAAGAAGATCAAGTCACTCGCATGGTCCAGGAAACCCCGGAACAGATCCTCGAACTTATCGAAAAGGCGAATTGGAAATGAGAACCTTCTTCACCGAAATCCGCGAGGGCAACACCGACACCCTCAACAACTACCACTTCGACGCGCCCTCGCTTTCCGAAGCCATGGCCTACCTCAACTTCTTCTGCCTCGGCGCCGAGCGCTTTGGCGGCAAGCTCGAAGTCCAGTCCATCAACGCCTACAAGGTCAAGGGCCGGAAGTATGTGAGGCTCGCATGAAGTTCGAGACTCGCACTTATAACGGCTGGAATGATAAGGACGGTCGACATCCCGTCGAGTTGGTTATGGCCGTAATCGGAATCGAGGGTGCTATGGTTTGGCGTCTCGCCCTCGGCATATATCCAACAGGGCCGCGTTACACTCACACAAGCGAACACAACATTACGAGTATCTATAAAGTTCTTGTAGGCCCGCCCACTGACATGGGGCTCACAGCCCACAGCGAACTCAACGGTCGTACCAAACATGATACCGAGAGTCCCACAAACGACTCGTGTGAGTTCCTTGAAGGCCGTGCTTGCGTCTGCGACTACTACACGGGCCTCGCGGGTTCTCGTCTCCTCCCGGCATTCGCCTGCGAAGGTTTCGACGGCGTGCGCAAGGTTCTCGAAACTGAATACGCAAAACACTATGGAAAGGATACCTGATGGCCGCACTTCCTCCCCGCAAAGAGTCGCCCCAGTCCGGCCACTCGATCAAAGTCATCACCCGCGAGAACGTCTGGTACGCCACCGTCGTTCTCCAAACCTCAACCACCGAGTACGGCGCCCCATACAACATCGAGGCGCCGTCTCAAACCATGTTGATCGAGTTGATCCGCATGACACTAAGATTGAAGGAGCGAAGCTCATGACCTGCGTCAAGACCGGCTGCCACATCTACATCATCCCCTACGGCATCTTCGCCTACGGCGATGCTCACGAGGTCGGCGGGGCCTTCTTCTTCCGCCTCGTTCAGTATTCCGACAAACCCCTCTTTACCAAACTCCATTACGAGGTCAACAACTACGACTCGTGCTGGGACCGCCACGCTCAAGTCTCAACCCTCGTCGCCCGAAGCGAAGACGTAATCTTCCAAGGCTATGATGGTCGTGATACTTCTGAGTTCCCCTACGCGGTGAACCCATGACCTATCGAGGACCAAAACATTCTTGTCCGCATTTCGACAATGCGCTCGCTGAGTTCGATAACATCTTCGACAGCATAAAAGATGTAGTGCAGCGGGCACAATCCGATCATGAAAAGGAGATTGAAAAAGCTCGCGAAATCAACGCAACTCTTCGCGATGACAACGATCGTTTAACCGAGGAGCTTGAGAAAGCCCTCAATCAAATCTCGGATCTTGAAGACGAGATCCAAAAACTCAGCGCCAATTGAAAGGCACCATAGCAATGACACATACCCCCACTGAAGAACAGGCCCTCGTCGTTTCCGCAGCCGCGGACACCGACACCAACCTCATCATCTCCGCCCTCGCCGGCGCGGCGAAAACCTCGACCTTGGTCATGATCGCCGAGGCCCTCCCCGAGACCCGCATTCTTTGCCTCGCCTTCAACAAGAAGATCGCGATGGAGATGCAGGAGCGGCTCCCGAAGAACTGCACCGCGATGACACTCAACAGCCTCGGGCACAGGGTTTGGGGCGACGTCCTCCAGCGCCGCATGTCCGTCGAGACCGGGAAGGTCGGCGACATCATCAAGTCCCTCATCGAACAGATCGAAGAGCCCGAGATCAAGCGCGAGGCCTGGGACGCGTTCGGCGATCTCATCAAGGCTGTCTCCTTCGGTAAGCAGTGCGGCTACATCCCGGACGGTTACGGCAAGGCTGCGAAGCCCCTAATGGACGACGAGGGTTTCCAAGCCCACTACGAGTCCCGGCTCGAAGATTGGGAGTGGGACATCATCCGCACCGCAACGTGGAAGTCGCTGGACATGGCGTGGAAGGGCGAACTCGACTACGACGACCAGATCCTCATGCCGACCATCTTCCCAGCGATCTTCCCGCGCTTCCCCCTCGTCCTCGTCGACGAGGCCCAGGACCTGTCCGCCCTCAACCACGCCACCCTGCGCAAGCTGGTCATCAAGCGCCTCATCGCCGTCGGCGATCCGTGCCAGGCCATCTACGGTTTCCGCGGCGCGCACGAGGAGTCGATGGAACTCCTTCAGGAGACCTTCAAGATGGAGAAGTTCCACCTCTCGATCTCCTTCCGTTGCCCGATCAAGGTCGTCGAGCACGCACGTTGGCGCGCCCCTCACATGAAGTACCCGGAATGGGCGCAGGAGGGCGAAGTCAACCGCCTCGGTATATGGGACGTGGAGGACCTCCCGCCCTCCGCCGCGATCATCTGCCGTAACAACGCGCCTCTGTTCAGCTTGGCGATCAAGCTCCTCCAGCGCGGCCGCTACGCCCAGCTCGTCGGCAACGACATCGGCAAGGGCCTGCTCAAGGTCATGAAGAAGTTCGGCACCTCGACCCTCTCCCAAAAGCGGGTGCTCGAGGAGATCAACGATTGGGAGGCCGAGAAGACGGCCAAGTCCAAGTCCCCCGGCTCCATCCGTGACCGGGCCGAGTGCATGCGGATCTTCGCACGGCAGGGCAAGGACCTGGGCGAGGCCATGGCCTACGCCGAACACGTCTTCAACTCCGACGGCCCGGTGAAACTCATGACCGGCCACAAGTCGAAGGGCCTCGAGTTCGACGACGTGTTCATTCTCGACCGGGATCTCCTCGGCGATGAGGGCCAGGAGAAGAACCTCCGTTACGTCATGATCACGCGGGCGAAGCGGACGTTGTCCTACATCGACTCGAAAGATCTTCACGTCCACGAGTAAGATATGGCACATAACATGGTGTTACGGGCCATACCGAGAAACATATGGCCCAAACCCACCCATTCCTGCATTTCCCGCTTGACACCATTAGCCACCGTGGTATGGTGACGACGTTCCAACCAATCGCATTCCCCGAAAGGAAGCAACCCAATGCCCGAGAACAAAACGAAAGTCATCGCCGGCGTCGCCTTCGAGATCTCCCAGCCGTACGCTGCCGGTCACACGCTGACCGAGGCGGAAGCCAAGACCCTCAACCAGGTCCGTTCCGAGAACATCGGCAACAACCTGCGTGACAAGATCAAGGAGCTGCTCGAGAAGAACGACGAAGCAGGCGCCAAGGCTCTCGTCGCCGAGAAGGACTCGACCTACGAATTCACCCTCGCCAGCGTAGGCGCCACCGCGAAACTCGACCCGGTCGAGCGCGAAGCCCGCGCCATCGCGAAGGACATCGTCAAGGCCAAGCTCGCCGAGAAGGGCCTCAAGATCAACGTCGCGCCGGATGGTGAGTCCAAGGAGTCCTGGGCCGAGAAGATCGAGGCCAACATCGAGAAGTTCGCCTCGCACGAGAACGTCCTCAAGGAGGCCAAGAAGGCCGTCGACGCGAAGAAGAAGCGCCTCGACAACCTTTCCACCCTCGACGTCTAAGTCCTCCGGCTAGACGTACGAGACCTCCGGCGCAGTGTCCCCTCTATTGCGCCGGGGTTCCCTTTCCCTCACCTCCGAAAGAGACCGAACCAATGGACCCCATCTTCTCCAACATCGTAGGCAACCAGTTTCGTCCGAAGGACTCAGGCGCCCGCGAACTCGTGGACAACCTCCAGCCGGGCGACGAGATCCAGCTCGAGCGTGACCCCACGAACGAGTACGACTCCAACGCGGTCAAGATCATCATCGAAGGCGTCTTCGTCGGCTTCGTCGCCAAGGCCGACAACTTCCAGGTCGCATCCCATCTTGACGCCAACCGCCCCTACAAAGCCGTATGCGTCGCCCAGTACGGCGACCGCAAGCCGGGCATCAAGATCGAACTCCTCGAAGAGGACCTCCAGGCCGGCGAGTCTCGTGCCGACGGCGCTTGACTTTCTCGAAATCCTCTACGATGCCCTTCGCTCAGAGATCGGCATCGTAGTCGAGACCGAGGATACGGAGAAGCTTCGAGCCAAGCTCTACGCCATCCGCCAGTCCCGCATAAAGGACGATCCCCTCCTCGGGGATCTTTCTTTCGTCCTCGACCCAACTCAACCGACGACAAGGCTATGGGTCCTCCGTAGCAAAAGGCGCCCGACCAATGAACAAGCGTGAAGGTCTCCAGAAACACACACTCCACCTCCGCGAAGGTGACATGGAACGGCTGCGGTCACTCTACCCAGAGGTCGGCGCCTCCCTCGTCATTCGCAAACTCGTCTCCACCTTCCTCGACCGCGACTCCAAGGATCGGAAGCTGGAAATCTCCGGGGAGGAAATTGAACTATGAACATGATCGCCGCTGCCGCAGATACAATGTCCCTTGCCGCCGAACGCGGTATGGCGGACGTCTCGAGCGACAACCCCGACCTCGACTACCCGCATCTTTATGACATGCTCAACAAGATGCAGGAGGGCGAGATGTCTGAGGGTAAACTTGGTCGTTGGCTTGGCTGGATGCAGGCCGCAGTCGTCGCCGCCAATATCGGCGTCACCCTCAACGACATGAAAGAAATCAACCGGAGGTGGTCCGATGTCTGATATCGCCGAACTCTTCGCCCGCGACCCGCTATCGCTTAGCGATGTCGACCTCACCCTCATCATCACGAAGATGCGTGAGTCCCGAGGTCAATTCAACCTCGGCAACGTCAAGGCCGGCTCGATGAAGCCGAAGACGGAGAAGCAAAAGCAAACCGAGGCCATCGCCGGGAAGCTTAACTTCGACTTGGAGCTTTGAGATGTTTGGTGGATTTCGCCGTCGATGGTTTCCTACTAAAGAAGAGCGCTATGCTGACGGGCGAACTTTTGCCGAGCGACATTTTGCTAACGTTATGAACGAGGCAGAATTTGAAATGCTCTATGAGGCACTTCCACTCGAGCCTCGCAAAGATCCTTTTGACAAAGCTATCATGGACTATGCGCAAGAAGTAAGATGGGGAGCACGATAATGAACGAACCCAAAGCATTCAAGGACGGCCTCCAATTCGGCTGGGACTCGACCTCCATCAAGCTCGCCGAGGAGTGCCTCCGCAAGTACAAGTACCAGATGATCGACGGCTGGAAGTCCCGGAACGAGTCGGTCCACCTCCGCTTCGGCGCCCATTACGCCACCGCTATCGAGCATTATTACAAGTTCCAGGCCGAGGGTGCCGACCACGACGAGGCCCTTCTCCGCGTGATGCGCGAACTCATGATCGAGACTTGGGATCACGAACTCGACTCCGAAGGCAATCGCATTCCCGACACCGGCGCAGTTTGGGTCTCGGACCACAACCTCAAAACCCGAGAGAACCTCGTCCGCACCGTCGTCTGGTACATCGAGCACTTCAAGGCCGACCCGGCCAAGCCGATCATCCTCTCCAATGGTAAGGCCGCGGTCGAGCTTTCCTTCGCCATCCCGGTCGATGACGGCATTGTCCTCTCCGGCCACATGGACCGCCTCACCGAGTACGCAGGCTACATCATGGGCCTCGACAACAAAACAACCGGCACGACCATTACCCCGCGTTACTTCGAGGGCTTCAAGCCCGACATCCAGATGTCCATGTATACCTTCGCGGGGAAGATGCTCTACCAGATCCCGGTCAAGGGCATGATCATCGACGCGGCTCAGATCGCCGTCGGCTTTTCCCGCTTTGACCGGGGCGTCACCATGCGCTCCGACTCGGAACTCAACGAGTTCTACGACACAACCATGATGACGATCGAGCGGGCGCGCAGTGCCACCGCCCTCGATCTCTTCCCCATGAACCGGACCGCCTGCTCCAACTACGGCGGGTGCCCTTTCCGCGGCGTCTGTTCCAAGTCGCCCGAGGTCCGGGAGCAATTCCTCAAGGCCGACTTCGTCCAGGGGGAACGTTGGGACCCGCTTAAGTCCCGTTAACTGAAGGAACCGAACCAATGCTTAACGACCTCGCAAGAGTTATAGCTTGCCTCGAGGAAGAGGACTACGAGACCGCGGAAGATATCGTCCGCGAGTTGATCGAGAACCTCCGCCGCGAGCAGAAGGATAAAGAGGAAGCTGATGCCAACTCTTGACTCCCACCAGTCCGCCAAGTACGTGAAGCTGATCTACATCGGCGACTCGGGCACGGGCAAGACGGGCTCCCTCGTGAGCTTGCTCGACTCCGGTTACAAGTTCAAGATCATCGACATGGACAACGGTCTGGACTTCTTTGTCCTCAAGGCACGCCAGCTCGGGCTCGACAAGCACTTCGCCAACGTCGAGTACGAGACGATCCGCGACACGTACGGATTGAGCGCGGGCCAGGGTGCCGGCGTCAAGGGCTCGCCCAAGGCGTTCACCGAGGCGTTGAAGAAGATGACCGAGTGGTCCGCCGTCGAGGACCCTAACACGGTCTTCGTCTTGGACTCCCTCAGTGCCTTCGGCAAGGCCGCTTTCGAGTGGGCGCGGTTCATGAACCCGACCTCGAAGGACCCTCGCCAGTGGTACTTCTCGGCCCAGCAGGCCGTCGAAAACGTCATCGCCCTCTTGACCGGCGCCGACTTCAAGCTCAACGTCATCGTCATTTCCCACGTCAACTATAAGGAAGTGACCGAGGGCGTGAACAAGGGCTATGCCAACGCGATCGGCTCGGCCCTCGGCCCGACCATCTCGAAGTACTTCAACACTCTAATCCTCGCCGAGTCCACCGGCGCGGGCAAGAATACCAAGCGGAAGATTAAAACTCTTCCGACTGGCGTAATCGACCTCAAGATTTCGATCCCGGATTTTGAGGCCGAACTTCCACTCGAAACGGGGTTGTCAACCATCTTCGCGAAACTCAAGGAACAGAACTAATGCTTAACTTCAACGATGTAGCGAACCAGAAAGTCGAAGCTGTCGAGGCCGTTCCGCTTCCGCCCGTCGCCACCTATCGCTGGGCCGTTACCAAACTGCCCTCCATCCGCGATTTCAGCGGCAAGGACGGTACGGAATATCAGTCCGTAGAGTTCCCGGTCCGTGTGGTAGCCGTCGCCGACGATGCCGACGTGTCGGACTACAAGGGCGAGATCACGGACATCCGCCAGAACCTCTCCTTCATGTTCAACAAGTCGGACGAGGTCGCGTTTCTGCAGATGCAGAACCGGCTGAAGAAGTTCCTCCTGGAACATTTGAAGGTCGGCAACGAGGCGATGTCGTTCAAAGAGCTCTTCAACGAGTCCGTGAACCAGCAGTTCCTCGCCCCGATCACCTGGTCGCCGGACAAGAACAACCCGGAGGAAATGCGCGCCAACATCGGCCGCACCGCTCCGCTCGACTAAACGCCTCACCAGCGTTGGTCTTGAAAACGAGGGGGCTCTGCCCCCTCAATTCCGTTCAGGAGATCTTCCCAATGAACCCCGACGAATACATTCTCTGGCACCGCAACGGCGGCTGGATGACACGCAGCGCCACGTACCACAGCGACGTAAGTGCCGCTTGGGTTGTCCCCCGGGACGAGGCCCTCCGCATGTGCAAGCTCCACGACGGCAAACTGCTGCCGGTGGAGAAGGCCCTTTACCAAGAGGTGTTTAAGAAATGACCTCCGGTATCTTCACCTCAACCCCGGTCGACTCCATCGTCATCCACCGCGACGATCGGCAGCGCAAGGAGCTGCGCAACATCGAGGAACTTGCCGAGTCCATCCAGCGCATCGGCCTGATCCACCCTATCGTCATCGACGACCAGAACACCTTGATCGCCGGCGAGCGCCGGTTGACCGCGGTGAAGATGCTGGGCTGGACCCACGTCTCCACTCAGCTCGCCAGCGAACTCGACCCCCTGACTATCTTCGCGATCGAACTCGAGGAGAACGTCAAGCGCGTCGACATCACCTGGCAGGAACGGGCGCTGGCTATGGACCAGTACGCCGAGCTTCGTCGCCAGCAGGAGGGCACGATGTCGCAGGCGTCGATCGCCCAGGAGCTGGGCCTGACGAAGATGGACGTCTCGCGCAACCTCGCCGTCGCGCAGGCGATCAAGAAGGGGAACGAGCGCGTGAAGGCGGCGGACAAGTTCTCAACCGCCCTCAACATCGTGGAGCGGGAAGCATCCCGTCGCGCATCATCAGTCGTCGCGGATGTCGAGGTGAAGTCCTCCGACGTCGTCAGCCTCCCCGACGAAGCCCCGGTTGAGGCGCCGAAGAAACTCGTCCCCCTCCTCAACGAAGACTTCCACGAGTGGGCCGCGGCATATTCAGGCCAGCCCTTCAACTTCATCCACTGCGACTTCCCCTACGGCGTCGGCATGCACAAGTCCGACCAAGGTGCTGGTCAGGAGTACGGCGAGTACGCTGACTCCCCCGACGTGTATTGGGAGTTGCTTGCAACACTGAAGATGGGAATGAGCAATGTCGTCGCTGAGAGTTCACACCTTATGTTTTGGTTCTCGATGGACTTCTATCAGCGAACTTTCGACTTGCTTACGGAGATGGGATGGCGCGTTAATCCCTTTCCCCTGGTCTGGCTTAAGTCCGACAACACAGGTATCATCCCAGACGCCAATCGAGGTCCCCGCCGTATTTACGAGACTGCATTCTTTGCGTCACGAGGCGACCGCCAGATTGTACGCGCGAAAGCCAACGCCTTCTCCCACCCCGGCCGGGACAAGTCGATCCATATGAACGAGAAACCAGTGCCGATGTTGAAGCACTTCATGGAGATGTTCTGCGATGAGTACTCCTTCGTCCTCGATCCCACGGCAGGGAGCGCAAACGCACTTAAGGCGGCTAGTGCACTCAACGCAGGGCGCGTGTTGGGTCTCGAGCGAGATCCCGAGTTCTTCTCCCGAAGCTGGGAAGCCTACTTCGCCGATTGAGGCGAAGCCATACCGTAACATCGTGATACGAACCATACCAACCTCAAAGGAACTTCCAATGTCCGAGATCAAAGAATTCCAGGAAATCGAAAAGACGATCGACGAAGCCCTCGAAGAGATCAAGAATTCCTCCTCCGCCGAACTGACCTCGGAGCGCGGCAAGACCCACGGAAACTTCTCCGACCATGCCCGCATCACTCGGCGCCTCAAGCACATCATGGTCGAGGAACAGGTTCTTCGCCACCGCCGCGGCCAGCCTGCGCTTAACTACCAGCAGTGCGAGGCCCTCGACATGATCGCCCACAAGATCGGCCGCATTATCGCAGGCGAGGCTTCGTTCCAGGACCATTGGGACGACATTGCCGGCTACGCTCATATCGCTAACAAGGAGTTCTAAGATGGCCCGCATCTATCTTGCAGCTTCTTGGCGCAACCCCTACCACGCCGACGTTCTCGCGGCACTTCAAGCGGAAGGACACCAGGTCTATGACTTCAAAAATCCTCCCTATTCTACCGGGTTTAAGTGGAGCGATATTGGTCTTGAGCTTCCTTGCACCGCCGCTGATTATCGCAATGCTCTTTATAGCCATCCTCGCGCTAGTCAAGGTTTCAACGCTGACTTCGCTGCTATGCGATGGGCAGATACGTGCGTTATGCTTCTGCCTTCTGGCCGATCTGCTCATCTTGAGCTTGGCTGGATGGCTGGTGCGGGCAAGCGCACCATCATCTTGACTCGCGACGGAGAGGAACCCGAACTTATGGCTCTCCTCGCCGATCACATTTGCATCAACGTTCAAGAAGTTCTGGATGCATTGAAATGAAGAACGGCATCATGCTCATCGGCGAAGCATGGGGCGAACAGGAGGCTGCTGCGAGGCAGCCTTTTGTCGGCAAGTCGGGCTGGCTCATCAAGCAGCTGCTTTCGCAGGTCGGCATTGCCTTCAACGAGTGCTACGCTACCAACGTCTTCAACTTCCAGCCGCGTGGCAACGATCTCGCCACTCTTTGCGGCCCGAAAAACGAGGGCATCCCCGGCATGCCCGCCCTCGTCAAGGGCAAGTACGCGAACGCATCTTACGCACCCGAACTCAAACGCCTTTACGGGGAGATCAATCGTGAAAATCCTAACCTCATTATCGCGTTGGGCGCGACGGCTGCGTGGGCGATCCTCGGGACGAGCGGTATCCGATCTATACGTGGCGCACCTATCGGAACAACTTCGCCGGCATCAGGGGCAACCGGGGTTGCATTGGATCGTACCTTCAAGGTACTGCCAACATATCATCCTGCAGCTGTGCTTCGCGAGTGGACTCTACGGCCGATTGTACTCTCCGACCTCGATAAGGCGCGACGTCATTCAACTGAGCCGAACATCGTTAGACCCTCCCGCGAGATTTGGATCGAACCCACCCTTGCGGATCTTTCTTTATACGAAAGAGACTTCATCCGGCCTGCATCGCGATTGAGCATCGACATAGAAACAAAGGGCGATCAGATAACCTGCGTCGGTTTCGCCCCGAGCATCGACAGCGCAATTGTCGTCCCGTTCTGGTCGGCGGCGCAGAAAGATGGCAACTACTGGCGGACGTTGGAAGACGAGCTTATCGCGTGGGATTACGTCAAGCGTTGGTGTGCGATGAAACCCTCCGTATTCCAGAACGGCCTGTACGACATCCATCGCTTGTGGCGCACGTACGGCATCACCTGTAACCTCGCCGACCACGACACGATGCTACTGCACCACGCGCTGCAGCCCGAGATGGAGAAGGGCCTCGCTTTCCAAGGCACGATCTACACCGACGAGGCCTCGTGGAAGTTCATGTCCCGCATAGATACGCTGAAGAAGGAGGACTAAATGATTTATCTCGCATCCCCATACTCCCACCCCGACCCGCTCATCATGAAGACGCGGTTCCTCCTGGCCGAGCAGACCGCGGCCATCCTGACCGCGAAACGCATCCACATCTACTCCCCCATCGTCCATTATCACGAGATGGCCGCGAAGTTTTCCCTCCAGACCGACTTCGAATTCTGGAAGCAGATCAACTTCGATATGATCCGTCGAGCCGATACCATCTATGTCTTGACGATCGAGGGATGGAAGGAAAGCAAGGGCGTGACCGGCGAGGTCGCTTTCGCCCGCACCTTCCAACTTCCTCTCTACGCAGTAACGCCCGACGGAGACGTATTCGAATGGCCCGCATCATAAACACCTCCGACCTAACCCCGGCCGTCATGGCCCAGATGACGAAGGATGACTCGTATTGGGTCTACAACGGCCTCGATGTTTGCGTCACCGAGGAGGTCCTGCAGGCCACGAGCCAGATGCTCGACAATGTTACCTCGTCCACCTACGCATTCAGCCGCGCCCTCCAAGCGCCGGTGCTCGAGATGATGATGCGGGGCCTGCTCGTCAACCAAGCCAAGCGCCAGATCGTTATCCGGGAGTTCGAAACCAAGCTCGCCGTCCTCGAGCACCAGCTCATGCGTATCCTCGTCGAGGGCGTCGGCGTACCTTCGGACTTCAACTGGCGCTCGCCCAAACAACTCGGCCACCTTCTTTACGAAGTGATGGGCCTTCCAGTTCAACGCAAGAGGAACGCTAATGGAGTCTTCGCACCCTCTACTGACCGAACTGCTCTGGAGAAACTCAGTGGATACTTCATTGCCGAGCCCTTCATTAACCGTATGCTTGCACTTCGCGACCTTGGAAAAAGCTTGGGCTTTCTTAGAACAGGTATTGATCCCGACGGGAGAATGCGAACCAATATCAATATTGCTGGAACCAACACGGGTAGGTTCGCCTCGAGTGAGAGTGACTATGGTACTGGCACCAACCTCCAGAATGTTACGTCGTCTCTCAGATCAGTCTTTGTTGCTGACCCCGGAATGAAGTTCTGCAACATGGACTTGGAGCAGGCCGACTCCCGCAACCTCGGTGCCCTGTGCTGGGAAACATTCCGCGCGGAGTACGGTGACGCATTCGCGGGCAAGTACCTCGACGCATGCGAGGCGGGCGACCTTCACACCCAGGTGTGCAAGATGTGTAACCCGCTCCTTCCTTGGGACGACGGCCGCACTGATCGCGAGATCGCGGACATGAAGTTCTACCGCGACAAGTCCTACCGTGACGCTTCCAAAGTCCTTGGCCACGGCAGCAACTTCCTGGGCCAGCCCCCGACCATGGCCAAGCACACCAAGTTCCCCGTAAACGACGTTCGCATCTTCCAGTCCAACTACTTCAACGCCTTTCCAGTCATCCCCAAGTATCATGAGAATGTATCGTATCAGCTCAAACACTTCGCCTCCCTCACAACCCTCTTCCAGCGCAGACGTTTCTTTTTCGGCCGCCCCGATGACGCCTCCACACAACGCGAAGCCGTAGCATACTCCCCTCAGTCCATGACCGCAGACGAGATAAACACCGGCATTCTTAACCTCTGGCGCGACGGACGTGTTCAGCTTCTCATGCAGGTCCACGACTCAATCCTCTTCCAGTATCCCGAGGAACAAGAGCACGAAATCGTACCGTGGGCACTCGAAGCACTTAAAGCCCCGCTTGAACTTTCCGGTGGGCGGAGGTTTGTTGTTCCGACCGAAGCCATGACAGGTTGGAATTGGGGCTATTACGATGCAGCGAAAAACGCCGACGGTTTGAAGAAATGGAAGGGTTCCGATCCGCGCACGCGAACGGAGACCGACTTCAAACTATCGATCCGAGGAATGTGATGCGAAAGCTTGGGAGCTGGACAGATGGTTTTAATCAATACATGGATGGAAAAGGTTCGCCTCCGATCTTTACTAAGTGGGCAGGGATCTTCGCAATCGCCTGCGCCCTCGAGCGGAGATGCTTCATCCGTAACGCGAAGGGCTACATTTATCCAAACATCTTCCTCCTCGTCACCGGTCCCGCCGGAGTAGGTAAGACCCTCGCCACGAAGCAGGCCCGTCGGCTTTTGAAGGAAGTCAACTGGCTTCATATTGCTCCCACCTCAGTGACCAAGGCTTCCTTGGTTGACGCTCTCGTAGTCGCGGAACGGAAGGAGATCTACCCCATGGAGACCCCATCGATCCTCTCCTTCAACGCCCTCAACGTAGTGTCGAACGAGCTTGGCACTTTCCTCCCTCAGTACGACAACGAGTTCATGTCCTTCCTAACCGACGTATGGGATGGGGAGGAGTACGCGGAGACCCGGCGCACGGCCAAGATCTCGATCAAGATGGAGGCGCCGTTGATCAACCTCGCCGCAGCCACGACCCCATCATTCCTAACCGGCTTCCTCCCGGAGGGTGCGTGGGATCAGGGCTTCCTTTCCCGATGCAACATCATCTACTCCGGCGCTACCGGCCCGACCAGTCTCTTCGCCGAACCGGTCTACGAAAAGAAACTCGAGGAGGACTTGATCGACGACCTCAACGTCATAGGAAAGATGCATGGGAGGATGACGTTCACGGAGGAGGCCAAGGCCCAGATCGAACAGTGGCACCTCGCGGGCGGACCGCCGGAGCCGACACATCCGAAGCTCGTGTCCTACAACGCCCGGCGCACAGCACACCTACTCAAGTTGTGCATGGTCGCCTGCGCGTCGTCATCCGACGACCTCGTCATCACCCTCGACCACTTCGTCGAGGCACTCGATTGGTTGATGGAAGCTGAGGGCGTGGTCCCCGACATCTTTAAGGCGATGAAGACGGGCGGCGACGGGAAGGTGATGGAAGAATGCTGGCACTTCCTTTACGAGCTTTGGGTGCGAGAGAAAAAGGCGGTACTTGAGCACCGCCTCTATCACTTCCTTCAGGAACGAACCCCGGCACACAACGTCCAGCGCATCCTCGATGTTATGGAAAAGTCCGGCCTCATCACCAAGAAGTTTGGCGAGACCGGCCATGTCTATACTCCCTCGACGCGTAAGGCTTAACGCACCTTTGTCCGCGGCACGTCGAGGGAGTCAATCTTCTGGTTCATCACTTCAAACTTAGTCGAGAGTCTCGCGACATCGTCCTTCAGTGATCCGACCGAGCCGAGAATGGAGTCCGCAATGCGGTCCATCCGTTTGTCCGCCTCGGTCAATCTCGTTTCATTCTGCCCCATGCGGTAGGTCAAATTCGTGACCTCCGCCCCTTGCTTGAGCACGCTCTCCTGGGTCGACTTAACGATGATCCCCAGGTCCACGAAGTTCTTATCCGTCTGCGCAGTGCGCATCTGGCGGAAGTTCTCCGAGTTCGCAACGCGCTCACCCAGCGAAGTGATCTGAGTGTTAACCCAGATCCCCACCGTGGCGAGGGCGATGGTGATCGTCACCACCGTCCCCATGTTGATATCCCATTTAACCGCCACCTGAAAGTTCCTTTCGTCTGGCGTCACTGGCCTTTGTGTGTCGCGCACATGAACCTCTTGAATACACCCCTGATGAACAACCCCCGACGACAGTGTCGTCAATCTTCTCTTGATCCTCGAGCGTCTTCCCCATGGCGCCGGGGAGGGAGTTGCCGAAGACCGGTTTAAGGCCGGCTACACTTGCCGGACTCGAAGTGGTACACCCCGCCAGCAGCAATACAATCGCTGCGAGTACTACGCCATTCCTGAGCTTGATCTGCTGCATTGCGGTTCTTCCTTTCCACCTCCTCGAGAACCTCGCCACGTATGAAGTAATATATCATACTTACGAGGAATAGCAATCCCACTGCGCCGATCGCATAGGGAGCGAGTTTCATCCAAGTTATCATGCGACGGCCTCCGCGGAGATGTCGAGGGCATCGAGCCGTTCGGCTTTCTTCTTCTGCGCATACCAGCGATACGCGATACCGCCGATTGCGATGACCGCCCCGCCGATCGTCAGCACGGCGATAGCCTGGGCCACGAAGCCGATATTGACGTAAGGCGTAAGCTGTTCCTGCGTCTGCGAGATGATGACGGAAATGCCGCCCGCGCCCGCCGATACGTCGCCCGGTGCCGTGGACGGTGCCGTCTTCGCGTCTTCGAGCCGTGCCTTCGCATCACCGCCCGCAACATAGACCACTTCCGGCCCAACCGAACCCATGGCCCACGCTTGGCCCCGCTTGAGTACGTTCGCCACGCGGGCGGCCCACCCCTTACCGAACGTCTTCCACGTCTTCAGCGCACGGAGGAATGCGTTGCGTCGGGCGATGATCTTCGCGATCAGTGCATCGTGGTCGTTGACCGAGTTGACCGCCTCGATCGTACCCTGCCCGGCCACACCATCGACCTTCCCGGGATACAGCCCGTATTCCTTCAGCGCCCGCTGGAGCCACTTGACGGACTGCGCCACACCCGAGTTGACCGCACCGTCGAACACGACATACCCGACACCCGGCGGGAGCTTATCTCCGCCGATCCGGTCCCAGTATTCCTTCTTGTAGATCTCCCGGACCTCCGCATCCGTGATGTACCGCACGCTCTGCAGCGCCAAACCTTTGGCCTTACGAAACGCGTCGTAGGTGCGCTGGATTACGCCCTTATTCGTCTCGCCGCCAGGATCATCCGGGTGGTTCACGTATCCGCCCTCATGCACGAGGACAGGTGGAAGGGCTCTGTCAAATTCACTCATAGCGATTTCCTTTCCAGTTGAGCTACACGAGCACGCAATTCTTTAATTTCGGCCAGAAGAAGCGGAACGAATTTGGAATAATCCACCCCCCATACAAGGTCAGAATTCTCGTCGTCGGGGTCACGACGTTCTTTCGTTACAAGGTCTGGTATCAAACCCTCAACATGCTGGGCCATGACACCATGACCGCGACGTTCCTCGCCCTTCCACTTAAAATCGTACACACCTATCTTATCGAGTATCGAAGTATCGATACCCTGCAAGTCTTCCTTCATGCGCATATCCGACGAAGTGGGATACGATATAGTCGAAGACGACACAGATATGGAGGTAACAGCCGTACCATTTCTACCAAACGTTATGAGCGGGCCATTATTAGACCGGGCTAGGATAGCCGGGGCGCCTGACGTCTCTGTATACGCTGATACAGATCCACCTTCTGTCAGTACCACACCAGATGTTTGATCCGATGCAGGTATTAGTTCTTTATTCCCAACCTCAACTCTTTTAGTAAACAAGGTACTCCACGGCCGGGGTTTATCACCAAGGGACATAACTCCCCCGGTCTCCGGTCGCAAGAACGTAGTGGTCATACGCATTTGCTGCGTTCGAGACGTACCGTTGTCCGTCATGAACCGGATCAGACCATTCGGCTCATACGAAACGATATAGGGAGCGTCGGCAAATTGAGTAGTGTTACCCCCGCCGAAGTTTGGCAAGCTGATTTCGCCGCGTTGACGAATGAACGAAAGGCATCGCGTATCGTCCCACCGGCGACGGTTAGACGTATTGACAACTACACCATCAACAGTCACATTACCCGAGATCATGCGATCGCCAAGGAAGAGTATCCCTTGTTGCGCTGTCTTCGTACGAGAGGTTACGGCTATTTCTGCGTTGCTTCCGTTCTGACCCTCTGCGTATGGATGGATAAAGCAGTGACCGTCTGATCTATCAAGTTTAATGCAATATCTTCCGCCGGCAGATGCACGGAAACCCACACGGCTCATGTTGATGCCACGCCCGAATACACCATTGCCCCCCGCGCCGTTGGCTGCATCGTAAAGCTGCGCGTCGTGGGAATAGCACCCGCCGTTCGGTGCGTTCGATCCGAGGCGTGTGTTGCTGATATCGATGTCCGAAGTACCTCCAGCCGACCATTGCCACGCAGCAGCGCTACCCACTACGTTACCCGCGCGGGTCGTTCCCTGAATTTTGATACCAAAACCGGCAGTCCCTCCCCCTTCGAACCAGCAGCCATCCGCGTCGAATTCATTCATACCGGGCTCATATTCGATTTCCGGATGAAGAGTTTTAAGCGTCGTGTTAATGTCGCTGCCAGTTGCATCGATGTACAGAGCGCCATCGCTGAAACCAAAAGCGGACACATTGCGCAGTTTGCATTGACGTACGACGGGAATGAGAATGCCCATGGACCAACGCGGCTGACCCGACAGCCCGGTTATAACGGATAGATTTTCCCAGCGAACGTTATTTCCTCGTGCCACGAAAACGGGTGTGTCGTCAGCCGGATCGCTACCGTTGATATCCGTCCAGCGCATAGCGTTACCAGCGCCTATGGTATTGAACGTTGTTCCTAACCGGTTTGATCCGATGCTGCTCGGCCCGTCCGTCCATTGATCACGCTGACCTGCACCAAGTACCGCAAGACCCTTCGGAACATACAACGTGGAAGACACAGCGATGATGCCCCGCGGTGCTTCAGCCACACCACATGCATTCGCTTCATTAAGCCAGGCCTGCACCTTGGTCGTATCATCATTGGCCCCTGTCATGTCCGTAATGAAATCGAGCAAATGACAAACATCTTTCGCTCGATCTTTCATCGTGCGGTACTTTTGCGATGTCCATACTTGCGAGTTGAAGACTTCAGACACCTGCTGGAAAGTCTTTTCTTCCCGGGTATCCCCCGCTGCGTTACTGACCAGCATCGAGTTCGGAGCTATTGCGGGAAGACTACCACCACCACCGCCAATAGGAGTTGTGAGTTCGTACCCGGTAAGATCACCTTTCACGGATACAACTTTAGCCGCATCCGTCGGACCAATAACGGGTAAAGCCCCCGCACCCCCCACAAGGGTAAGCTCGTAATCGTCTTCGGCGGCGTTAACAGTAATAGCGTACCCGAAAGTACCAGGTGTGATCGACGGTATTTTATCATTGACCGCAGCCACGGTATTGGTAAGCGTGCTCAACGCTTCACTCAAACCTTCAACAGTGGCCAGGGCTTGGGTTCCAGTATGGTTAGCACGGTCCAGATAATAACTACCTGCGTGACTATTTAATGTCGCCGCATCACTGCCCCCTTCACCTTGTGGCGCTAGCTCGAAACCCTGCAAGTCATCCCGGGCTACAAGTGTATAACCCTCTTGTCCGGCGATCGGGGCCGGAACTGCAATAACCTTATCTACCATCGGATCAGCCTCTCTTGCCTTCAAGAACCATTTGGATAACTACTTGCTGGGAGAATACCAGACGAAATGCGTTGTGCACAGCCGCGGCTGATTGTACTCCCATAGCCTGCCGCATAGCCGGAATGCTTCCCGTCTCGCTCACGGCCCAAGTCCTACTTTCATAAGATGTCTGCAAAGCCTTGTTAAAGCCCTCCAATTCTATATGGCATCGAGCCGTGTCCGTATCAGACCAACCCGCAGCGTCAACAACAAGAATGTAAGCTCCCGTACCATTCTGACCCCCCAATGCCGGCGTGCTGTCTTGGTAGATGAAGTTAAATAGATACCCCGTTTGTATGAAGGTAATGCCATTGTCGGAAGAGAGCTCAAGCTTTCCCACACCAGCAGTACCTGAGACAGCCCGCCCACGAAAACGAATGTTGAGAAAATCGAACGCGTCAAGGTTATCGAATACAAAAGTAGTAGCCGGACCAAACTCTTGATTAACAACAGTTTCCCAGCAAGAATATTTTTGCAGCGCCTGTTTAGTCCGCAAGGGAGACATGACACGATTGGTGATACTTCCCGCCTCAGCTTCTGCTTGCGAAGCGTAGGGATCGAGGCCCGGAATATCAATCAGTTCATATCCTGTGAGATCTTCCTTAGCTACTACGGCCTTTCCGCCATCATCAGGGCCTATATCAGGAAAGATAGCTTCAGCGTTCTCTAGCAACGCGATCAATTGAGCCACGTCCGGCACAGTTTGCCCCGGTCCCACGGTAATGGCACGCAAAATCAGCGCGGCGATTTGCTGAATTTGCATCACAATGGCGTCGAGTTGTCTTTCAACAGCTTCCGGTGCAAATCCTCCTGCGGGCAGAAGATCAAGCTGTTGAGTATATGGGACTATACGCTGGATGATTAGATCCTGGCTAGGAGGCATAGGGCCTTCAGGCGGGAAATACGTAACTGAACCGCCAGCTGGATTACCAAATCCCGAAACAACGTATTCTTCTGCCTCAAGATCTCGGATAAATAATCCAGTATCGTGGTTTTGCAGTGAGACTACAATCGTATCCTTGGGTATGGGGAACGAGAAGGGAAAGTTAGTCGACGAAGAATTACCCTGATAGATGACTATGTTGCTTTGGGTCTCAAGTGTCATCACTGTCTCCTTTCAGGAAGATGTTGTGCCGCGGCGGCCTCAGCTGCATCGATTGCGTTACGGATTATGAAGGTGTTTTGGAACGGGGCCAGACGTCGGAGCTGGCGCAACGTACCTTGCGTTGGTTGATCGAGCCCCGCGATAACCCCGGTTGCGTTTTGGAGGAAGTCGAAGGACGGGCCAAGTAGAGCTTCTGCGAAGTCATCCCCCGGTCGCCGAGTCTGCCGCGTACCACTGAACGAAGCAATGGGTTCGAAGAGTGGGATGGTCTGGGCGATGCGCTGGACTTCGCTGAGGGAGCCGAGCAAGCCTGCACGGTTAATCGCCTCGTCAGCCCACTTGTCGATATCCGCGTTCATCATCTCAGTGTAGGCTTTCCCTCCCGAGGCTACAGCCCACAAATAATAACTCAGCGCACCCATGCCGAGGGATGCAAGGGAACCTGAAAGCGCCGCCATGTCGCGTTGCTGAGCTCCGGCCATAACCAGCTTGGGCATAGCCGCCATACCGAAGGACTTGAACTGATAGAGCATACGCCCCGTCATATTCGCATCGGCGATCAACGGGCGTTCCACTCCGGGGCGAATGATCGTGTTCGTCACCTCGCGGGCGAGAGCACTGCGATAAGCTCGGGTTGCGGTTTGGTCTTTCCAGAGTTCCGTATCGGGCCACCAGACCCCATCCGTCTTCGCCCCACCCCCATTCTCAGTGATCTCCTTCCACATACGCGAGGCAAGATCACTGGTGATCCCATTCTCGGCGAGGAAAGTTTCCGCGGCTTTCGCGGAGAGGTTTCCCTTCCCAGTATTCACTTGGGCGAGGGAGTCCATAAGCTTTGCGTTAGTGATCGAGCTGGTCAGAAGTTCGCCGGCCTGAGTCCAATACTGGAACAGGGCCACGTTACCCATCCGGTTAGTCGCCCACTCGATAGCCCGTTCCGCTTTCGTACCCGTTTGGAGTTCGTCGGTGATATCCCGCATCGCCATAGCTCGCATCGTCGCCGAGACATCCGTGGCCACACCGGCGAGTTTCGCTTCCCGCTGGGCGATCTTGATATTCTTCAGCCCCGAAATCAACGGCATGAAACCGTCCTTGAAAGTACGGGTCAAACCGTACCTCATGACGGGCCGGGCTAGATCCGGGAGGGACGAGATCGCGACCATACCCATCATGCGTAGCACGTTAAGGTTCATGATCGTACGACCAGCACGATAGGCGAAGCCGTCGGGGTCCGAAGGAAGACCTCGAGTTCCGCGAAGACGATTAACGACTGCCTCGACGTTCCGTTTATGCAGCTCGAAATCCTCGTTGATCTTCAGCGTTTCCTTCGCAACCTTCTTCTCCCAAGCCTCGGACGTTACGTTCTCGGGCTTCGAGGCGTTGAGGCGTTCGATCTTCGCATACCGCTCATCATTCGCAGCCCCGATCCAGTCACTCATGTTGAGGGACTTGAACTTATTCATCAGCTCGATATCCGGTCCGAGCGTGCGGACGTACGAACGAGACAGCTTGCGAATGTCCTTCTCGAGGAACTTGTCCACTTTGAGCGACGGAATGTGAAGCACGCGGCGAAGCTCTGCCCCGCGTTCCATCTGCATCACCTCGGAATACGGAAGCCGTGTGTAGGTGCCGATGATCTTGTCCGTCACGGCCTGGGCTTCCTGTTTCGCCCGACCAGCGAAATCGGCGATGCCCTTATCCAGATCTACCGCGTCGGCACCGTACTCCATTTCCCAACGACGAGCGAAATCACCGGCGGCCCGGCTCGGCATCGAGGAGGCTTCCTTCAACCGCGCCTCTACGACGGAGGGATCAAGTTTCGCCACTTCCTGGCGCAAGCGCTGTGTGCGAAGCACTCGACGGGTGTTCAACCCCTGTACCTTCGTCAGCGTCTCGGTCAGTCCTTCCTGAATGGTCGCCCGAATAGCGGCCCGATCCAACCCCTCCGCACTCTCAAGTCTCTGGGAGATTTCGTCCAGGCGGTGTTCACGCGTGCGCTGAACGTCTTCGAGTGCTCCGATGCGATGGAGGTCGGCGTCGGCTTCTCCGAGTCGAGTGAGCGTTTCTTCCCCACGGTCGAACACCTCCCCAGTCTTCGCGAACGCGTCCTTCAGTTTCGACACTTCCTTATCCAGCTTCGCGTCGCTCCAACGGTCGAGCTTCCGTAACGTGGTCTGAGCCTTCCCGACCAGCCGCATCAACGATTTGATTTCCAGCTCCTCCGTCTTTTCAATCCTATCGATCTTCGCGGCCCGTTTCGCATCCACCGCGACGACCGCCTTGTTCAGGTTACGCAACCGACGACGGAGGTTCTGACGGGCGCCTTTGATCTTGGCGAACTCCTCACCACCCGCCTGCTCCATATCCCGCGCATCGCGAAGGAGCTGTTTGTAAACGGCCTCGTCCTGAACCGTCATTCCCTGCATGCGCATTGCGCGGGCGGTAGCGCGGTTCGTCGAAATCGCCTCCTCTAGCTGTTGGATCTCTTCCGGAAGCGTTTCCTCAATAGCGTTGAGCTCCTCGCGGAACTTCGTAAGGAGTTCATCGACTTCACTTTCGGGCCGGTTCAGATCCTCGACCAACTCTTCCCGCTGGGCCTGCTTACCCTTAAACTTCTCCAGGTCATCGGCGAATTGCTGCTCAAGATCCGCCTGCCGATGTTGCGTTAGGATGTCGATAAACTCTTGCGTATGGGTCTTGATCGCCCGAGTGTTATACACACGGTTCACATACGCCTCATCTCCAACAACCTTAACATCGTCGGGGAGAAGCTTTGCCTCCTGAGCCAACTTCAGCAGCGGCTCGTAAATGTCCTTGGTGATCTTTTGAGCCGCTTGTGCGACTTCGGGGACTTGATGCTGAAAACCCGAGAAGATCGCGCGAGTAACCTCGTCCGCAAACTGGCCCGCCGAGAGCTTCCCGTTCGCATTGAATGTTCCGCCGAGCGAGGCCCGAACGTTGGGGGCAAAGCTAGGAGTATCGCCATCGAAGAAGTATTTCGCATAGGACTCGTCAAAACCCTCATCGCCTTTGACAAGCATGCCAGTATAATAATGAAGTCGGTTCTCAATCGTACCCCCGGGGCTTGCGGGAATGAAATCTTCGTTCTTCGACATACGCAGGCCGGAGTCGGAAAGCTGCTGCATCAGCACGCGGAAGCTTTCGTATTCCGTCTGGTTGATCGTCTGCGTCACCGGATTAGTGAAGACGCGAGTTTTGTCGTTGATAGTCGCGACGGTCCGGGCACCCGAGGCCAGGCCCCCCGCATCTTCGAACTGATTAACCACGTCAGCGGAGAGGCCGCCCGGCTTGGCAACCTTCATCAGCTCTTCTTCAAAGATCGCGCTTTCCCCCTTTCGCAGCGCGGAGACTGCGCCGCCGAGAATGCCGCCGAGGGCCGTGGATGCGCCGAGACCGAACGCGAGTTCTCCCTCCGTTCGAGTCTCTTGGTTCGCGTAAAGAGCCAGCTCCGCGGGAACCGCCGCGGCAAAGCCACTCGCTGCCCCACGAGCCACAGCCGCAAGACCTCGACCGCCCGCGAGGAAGGGGATGAACGTAGTCGGACTGACGAGCCCCGCACTGACCCCGGCTACGATACCGAGAGCGCCGGAACGCTGCAACGTATCCCGCTGCATTTCCTGCTCCCGGATCCGCCCGATCGTGTGGAGCATCTCGTCTTCCGACTGCACGCCCATGAACCGCCAGCGGTACTTCTCGAACAAGTCCGTCCGATTCTCCGTGTCGTAGTCGCGGAGTTTCGGGCCCACTCGGAACCCTTCCTGTGGAGTGAAGGTGGGCCGGCTCATCATATCCAGCACGTTCGCGACATCGTTTTCGAGATGCCAAGCGGCGCTGAACGTATCGCCCAGTGATGGATCGGCGCGTTCTTCCGCGGGCCGCTCGAACGTGTTGAATTCGCGACCAACCTTGTGTTCAACGAAGGGCATCAGCGGTCCTCATACGAAGCGGGTTTCTTTCTCTCGATGGCCATGTTTTCCTTGAAACTCTTTCCGCTCGAGCCGAGCATGAAGTTCCGGATCATGTCCTTATTCGAACCAGCTCGATTGCCCACGCTACCGCCAATGGCTGCGCCAGCTGCCGCGGCACCACCAGCCTCGTTCTCGAGTTCTTCGAGTTCCTTGGTCGCGGCGTTGTAGGCGTCGGTATCCTCCTGGGGGATGTCGGCGCCGTAGCCCGCAGCCTGCATCGATTGGTAGTTGAAGATAGTTTCGCGAAGGGTGAACAACCGTTCCTGCCAGTCGTAGGCCCGGCTTTCAAGCTCAAGCGTCTCCGTGCTCGGTTCGAAGTTCAGGCGGATCGGCTGGCCGCGTTCGTCAGTCCGTTCCCGGTACACCCCGTTCTCGTCCTTGATGAAGGCGCGGTAGCTAGGGGCCGAGGCGTTCGGATCTTTCTGAAACGCTTGGAACTCCTGCCGCGTCTGTTCATCGGAGAAGAGGGAATAACTTTCCGTCTCCTTCAACTGAAGATCACGGCGAGCACTCTCCTCGATCCAGTCGTACGAGCCGCCGATGGCACGGTAGCCGACCTTGTCCGGCGGAAACTTCATCAGCGTTCCGTCGAATACCCCCCAGCTTCGCTGCAGTGCTTTACCCACGTTCTGAGCCGCAAGCGTTTCGTCTCCCGTCCGCGAGTATTCATCTACGAAGAGGGTCTGGAATTCCTTCTCCAGCGCTTGACGCGCGAGCGGCGCTCCCATGGAAGGGGTTGACCAAAACCCGCCGAAATCGCCAACGGCCTCGTCGAGCAGAGCACGTCCTTTCGCTACGCCATTCTCGCTTTTCGAGAGGATATCTTGGGCTTCCTTCCGAAGCACCGCCCGCGCCTGTCGCTCGTTCTGAGTCGTCCCGCCGCGAAGGAGCGGGAGGAGCTCTTCCTTCGGCATGGTGTCCTTGCGGGCATCCCATAGATCGACCTGACGAGCGACGTCTTCCGAGATACGCTGGTTGAAGGCGATCTCATTCGTATCACGAAGTTGCGCGAGGGAGTCGAGCGCGAACATGGCTCGGGCGTTGTCGCCACCCCGGAGCATGCCCATCAGCGTGCCCGCGATGTCAGTCGGGATATCACCGACCCTGTTCACGAGCGGAACGACCTCATCGCTGACGTAATTCGCATCCCCGCCCTGCAATTTAGTGAGACCATTCCCAGCCTTCACAACCGCGTTAAGCATCTTCTTGTCGTCGGTCGAGGTCGGGTCGAATACGCCATTCTCAGCGATCTTTGTGTATCCGGCCATCGCGAGATTGCGCTCGCCATCGCGGTCCTTCAGGATGCCTAGGGCTTTACTGACTTCATCATAATCGGCAAGCAAGCCATTCGCCCGGGCATTGTCGATATCCATCTGACCCATACGACCGTCGAGGAGGCCCAGATACAGATCATTCCTCTGCTGGTCCATAAGGACCTTAGTTTCCTTCGCAACTTGAACCTGCTCCGCCTGAGCTTCCCGTTCCGCGTCTTCATAGAGTGCGACTCGGTCTTCGTACGGGATGGCCTCGAACCGCGGATCGGTTTCGAGCTTTGCCCCACCCATTTTCTTCGTGGCCCAGGAACGCAGGTTGCCAATCGTCTTCTCTCGAAGGAACGGATTAGCGTTGACGACGCCTTCGCCGAGGACCGATGCGACTGAAGCTTCAGGGCTGGCCGTAAGGGCCTTCCGTGCCCCGCCAAGACCCAAGAAGTGTGCGAGGTAAACGTTGCCGTCAGTCGGCGTGATACCTGCCGCGGCGAGCCCGTCGATGTTGTCCTGAGTATGCGCCTCCGTCATTTCACGACCGAAGGCCGGATCGGTTTTCAGCTTAAGCAGCTCCCCATCCGACATCCCTGCCATGTCCGGCCGATGCTTGCGCACAGTCGAGATCCAGGTACTGTCGATAAACTGGCCGAGCCCGCTTGCGGAAGACAGGGGGTTCTTGGCATTCGCCCGACCGCCACTCTCTACGCCGATGATCTTGTCAACAACTGTTTTCGGATCACCCACACCCAGCGAAGTACGCGTGGAGACGTCCTTACGAACCTCGGCCTTATACGTGACCGAGGCCAGCCCAATCGTCGCCTGCCGCTTCAGATTTTCCTTTTCGATCTCTGGCAAATCGGTCGCATCGATAGTCTCCGCAACCTTCCGCTGTTGTTCTTCGAGCAATTGCGGGGATTGATCGAGGATAGTTTTCGCTTTCGAAAGTTCATCGCTCACCCCCTGCTTAAACCAAGCATCCCCCGCGGTGTACTGGAATTCCAGCGCATCACCGAGCACACCCCGACGTGACTCCTGGGAGCGGTACTTGAATTCGTCCTGAAGATCCGCCGGAACGTTCTTCAGCCATTCCGTTTCAAGCTGACCATAGGCCCCATTGGCCGCGTCAACAAAGCCCTTGCCATCGGCGCGATAGTCGCGCTTCAACTCCGTCAACCGTTCTGCGGCTGCGGTCTGGAACTCGGAAAAGCCTCGGAGTGTGTTGAACTTCTCCGTCTGCTGGTCGCGTTGTTTGAACGTGGCCTCGATCTGCGTGACCGCGTTACCGAGTTGGCCCATGCCCCGCGCAATCGCCTGCGCCCCCGCTCCCGGGTTCGAGGCCGGTTGAAGGTATGAGGCCTGTTGAGTCGCAATTCGCGTACGGCCCTGGATAGGAGACGGAACCTTCATACGCGAGCCCTCCTCAAGTCAGTTCGGATCCGGACCTGGGGTCTGGTTGTAGTGGTGCCAGTGATGCGGTTCGCAGAACGAACGCTGCGAGCCCCGCCGACCAAGCTCGAGCCGATGTCGAAGATGCCCCCGATAGCGGAGCCGAAGGCGGCGGACTTCTGTGCCCGAGCCTCACCGCGGAAGTTTTCGGCCTGCTGGAGAAGGTTACGAACTTCGCTCTGGCCCTCGGTTCGGATGTTGATCGAGTCCTGACGACCGAGGCGCTGGGCCGACCGCCGGGTACGAAGCTGGGAGCCGCCGGTTACGCTCAGACCCGAGGCGCCCTGGATGGCTTCCTGTTCTCCAATCAGCGCTAGGGTCTGTTGATCATTCGCCAACTGTTCCTGCTGAGAAGCTTGCGAGGCATTACGCGCATTCTCCTCCGCAATCTTCGCGTTGTTCTTCGCAACCTGGGCTTGGTAATTCGCCGAGCCGATCGCGCCGATCGTGGAGACGAGGCCGGCGCCGGCGCTGATGATCGAGCCCAGCCCGATACCGCCGCCTGCTGCCGCGCCGCCCCCGAATACCCCAGCTAGTGGTGCTAGAAAAGCCATTAACCCCTCCTATACAGGGTATACGTTTGGTCGCCCAGCGCAAGGGTACTCACGGTCGGGCGGAACTTGAAGACTCGAGCGAGGCGTTCGGCACCCTCATTTCCATCCTCGACTAAGGTTTCACAACGCGGGGCGAGTGTATCGGTGACGCGAACAATGGCACGGACTACGCCGGGCTTTGCATCGCGAAACTCTTGTGTGACGAGGACCCACAAGTATGGGATGGAAAGCAGCGACGAACGGAACAGACCCGCTACCACCAAGGGGCGACCTCGGAACGAGATCACTTTGACCGGGTTGGATTTCTGGATCAGTTCTTCGTGGGCCTCGCGGGGCATCAGCGCGTATTCCTTGGACGAGGTGGAAGTCCAAAGATACTCGGGAATTTCCTTCGTGTCTTCAATCTGTATCATCACCCACCTCGATGTCGAAGACCAAGCCCAGCAACGTGGCCGGGAGCGGGTTATCCTGGACGAAATAGCAGGTCCCGTCATCGGCCCATTCAGGCTCAATCATCGTAGTGCGAATGCCCGAGAAAAGCTGTATCGGCTCGCCCAAAAGTTCATACGAACGTTCCTTCGCGTCGTAGAGATTATCGAGTCGACTTCCCGTTTTAAGTCCCACAGTATCATTCGTCCGAGCGGCAACGCCCACCACACGTTTACGCTTTGCCTCAATCACTGCATCGGACACCACCGGAGGGAGAGTCTTAACAACGCAGTTGTAAGGAACACCAACGTGAACTCTCGTCGCCGGCGTCTCGAGCACAACGGAACCATTCACTACTCGAACCGGATGTTGCACGTTACCGTCCGCGAGAATGGAAACCATCTCACCCTCAAGGTGCCACAGACCACTCAATTCGGACACTGGTTTGTCGATCGTCCAGAAGCCGAAAGGACGTTCGATTACTGTATTATCCGGGTCCTCAGGTATGACCAAGTTAAGAGGCCGTACAACTTGAGCAATCACCTCAGTGGGGCTGTTAACACTGAGAACTACGGCCTTACCCCCCGCCGCCCGGAGCACCCAGCCGACCATATCCGGGGTGAAGGTATTAACGTTGGTTGTAAACGTTACCTCACCATCGATGCCGCTTGCCGAGACGACTGCGTTCGGCATATTGTACGGAAGGCTCAAGCCGCAGTCTACGCAGAACGCGTCCTCAACGTAAACGAATTCACGTGAGGCCATACGTTCGATAAACTTGGTCCAGCGCCCGTTGATCTTTCGCCGCGTCATCACATAGAGTCGATCGAAATCGTTCTCCTGCACAACGCGGCAGTCTTTGAACAGCCCCTTCGTCTGCGAGGATGTCCACGCGAAGACCTTCTCCTCCTTCACGATGGTGAAGTTGAGCAACACGCCATCGGAGCGTACGCCATAAATGATTTTGTAAGGCGACTCGGCAAAGGCCCACGACGTAAGTCTACGACCCCGGCTGAAGAAATGATTGCTGAGGATGGATTTATCTTCGCCAGAGTAGACCTTGGCGTACTCGTTGTAGGAAAGGAGTCGAACGGTGAAACCTTTACCCTCAATATACGCAATGTCGGGGCCGACCTTAATCGGTACGACACGACTCACCCCGTTGTAGGTTTGTGGATCTGCGAGCGCATTTGTCGGTGTTACGACGCCCGAGTTTCCCCCCGAAAGCTGCCAAATCCCGGTCTGTGACATCAAGACCAGCCCGCCCCGCATCGGGATCATGTGAAGAAGGGGGGAAATTTCGCTCGAGTCCACCTCGAATTCGTACGAGTCGCTGTCGAGAACGACTTCGCCGAAGCTGAAGTTGGAATACTTCCCCGGTTTACCTCCCCAAACGGTCAGCGGCTGGTTCTTCGTCGCGGCGTACATCTGGCGCTGCTGGAAGATTGCGGAGATAGCGGGATTGTTGCCAGTCTGTTCCGTCAACTCAGCTTGAAGAACAGCCCCACTTCCTCCCGATGTTGCAATCGTGAAGGTCGGGTTGACATAATTCTTGCCACCAGCCACAATTTTCACGGCGGTAATCTTACCTTCGAAGGTTATGATCGGAATGCCAAGGAAGCCACTGCCGTTTGCGTCGACTGCCGTGATCGTATTATTCTGCCCATAACCACTACCTCCATTGACCACAGTCACATACTCAATCGCCCCGGACGCGAAAGGATTGGACTCATTCGGCGGCGTCTTCGTAAAGTCCGGAATGATATTGGAGTCGATGAAACGCGTGCCTTCAACTCGACCGATATAGCCGAGATCGAAACCTTTCGTCAGATCCTCATGGTCCGCAACTACGATAGAGCGGTATATGTTGTAAGAAACAGCGCCCGGGAATATGTTCCAATTGATCTTAACTGAGCCCGCCGTTGTAGTGTAATTCACACTGTTTATCAACAGAAAAGGCTGAGACATTATCGTCTCAGTACCATCTTTCATAACCGCAGTTACAGCGAAGACTGCCCCGGCATTGCCGCTACCGGAAGCAGTTGCGGTCAACCCTGTTACATAGTTCGGTCCAATTCCGATCACCTCTTCTTCAAGATCCCAATCGGTCAGGCCATTTCGGATCAAATTGTAGATAGGAAAATCGTTATGAGTTAAACGAAGAAGGTCCCGCCGTTGATTAGCGCTGAGGCCCAGAAGATGTTCCTCACCCCAAGGAGTAGCGACTGTATAAATCCGCGAGATAAAACCGCCGGATATGTAAGTTCCACTCGGAACATAATTATCAAACGTCGGAACTACCTCAAGCGTAAACGTGTCCGATGTCTTATTTGCGACGCGGAAGGTCCGGCCGTTTATATTAGTCAACCCCTGAACAGAATCAACTTTTATCCAGTCGCCATTGTTGAAACCGTGACTAGTAACTGTGAACGTCGTACCATCGAAAGCAACTACGGTCTTAGGTTCCTCAAGTACGTACGAACCGTCTTGGATGAAACGAAGGTAATGGTCGCCGAAGAGGAGAAGATAGACGTTGGACAAGTCCGGAGCGAAACGGAAGTCGAAGAACTTCGTCTCCTTATCATCGTGCATGACAAAGTCACAGAACTCAAACCCGGGGCGCGAAGAGAGGCCGCCGCGGTAATCGACGAACCAGTTCTTAGCCAGCGCTACGCCTAAGTCGTACTGCTCAAGGTCAGAACGCCCATAGAGGCTCGGAGATATTTCGCCGCCAGTAAATGCGTATTTGATGAGTTCGTTAGACACCAAGCTCTCCCGCGGAGAAGAGTTCACCGTTAGGATAGAAGTAGCGGGTTTCGACTAAGGGAGTGCCATAGCCGCGAGCCGCGATCCATGGGGGGATAGCCTCGACTCGGGCCATGTCCACATTTCCCGTTTCTTCCCGGGCCTGAAGAATGAGATCGTTGGCCTGCTCCAGCGCATTGCGTGCGCGAGCGATCTTGCCGTGAAGTGGCATGGCGATGTGAGCGGCGAGTGCGTGAACGATGGCCATCTGCAGCGATACGTCCCACAACCGAATAGGCGCGTCGTTCGATGTGTAGGTGAGCAACGCCATAGGCTGATCAGTCATGATCGCCATCTTGTCGCCGAAACGACTGTAAGTGAAACGCTGGTAGCCCGAGAGGTATCTCGGGTTGAGGAGGTTCGAAGGGACTCCGTATGCGAAACGGAAGGAGGGCTCTGGGTCCAATGAGTTCCAGAGCTCCTCCTCCCTTTCCCGAAGGAGCGACAGACGGCTGAAAGCCTTTGCCGATCCCCAAGGGGCCGCGCGAAGCACTCGGTCACGTACCAGTCCGAACCACAGCCGGCACACCTCAGCTTCGCGCGACTTCTCGTCGGGCAGTGCGATGTTACTGCGGGTCCCCACTGCGTTCAAAGCGAGATTGTAGATGGAGACTTCGTCAGTAAGCATCGCCGCACCTTAAAGAGTGAGGGCCGGTTTGCCAGCCTTCTTCGCTTCATCCGCCTTCTGAGCTTCCTCTTCGGGCGAACCTTCCTCGCCCCGGTACTTCTGCACCGAGACGAACTTGCCATCGACCTCGATTTTCGCCGACGTCGGGAGGACATCGAGGAAGTGTTCGGGGAAGCGGTGGGGGTTGAAGATCTTGCGGAACAGCTGCATCGACGGGGCGTACCAATCGTTCTGCAACTGGACCACAAGTTCAGGAGCTGTCTTGTCCTTGGCCATGGTTTACAGTCCGTTCTCGAGGGGATAGATCTTCCGCGAGATCGGATCGAGCGTCAGGAACGCGTTGATCTTGCCCGCAGTCGTCGTCGTGGTGCCGGTGATTACGAGGACGCCGAGATAGCGTTCGTAAGCCGCGCCCTGTGTCGGGAGCGGAATGCAGACAGGCACGCCGCCCGCGTTGAGGAGGGGCGAGTTGGCCGCAGCGTCATCGGTGACGAAGGTGCCCGAGTCATAATGAACCGTGGCAGAGCCGTCGGTTGCGATTGCGGCCTGGGCATCCGAGACGAGTTGGAATTTGATCGTTCCGGCAGCGCCGGCGGTGATGATCTCGGTGTCGATCGTGATGACGAAGTAGGTGGGCTCGCCCAAACCTACGTCGCGCTGAGGAAGACCGAGGTCGATGACGTCGCCCACCAATGCGGTGCCCGCAGCGGCTGCTACGGAGACGGCATCGGCGAACTCAAGGAAGTCGTCCATGATCATGAGGGGTTCTCCTTACGAGGCCGGGACGTAGGCTTCATCAGCCTGCAGGGCGTCAGCCCGTTTGATCGGAACGCCGTTGAAGTCGTGAACCATCACGCCGCCAACCTGGCCGACGGTGAGGGTCGAATTCTTCACGGCATTGGCGGACTGCTGCCGGACCTTCGTGAGAAGACGGCGGCTCATGTAGAAGACCGGCGTTACGCCACCCAGGGACTGGATGGTTTCGAGGGCCTGGAACATGAGGTTCGGCAGGTTCGGGCCGGTCGCCGCATCGGCGGTGAGGGCGGCCTTCGAGATGTTGCAGATGCGAACGGCGTAACGCCAGTCACGGACGACCATGCCAGCATCCCAACGATAGTGGGTACGGTAGCCTTCCATACGACCGCCTGCGCCATCGGCGTTTTCGATCGTAACCTGCCCCTTGTCCGTGATCTGCATCCCGGAGACGGAGCCCTTGGGGATGATACCATGGATGGTGTTCTGGCCCCAGCCGACCAGCCAGATGGACTGGTTGTCGGTCGGGGTGGAGCCGTCGTTGGCGGAGATGATGTTCTCCGCGGAGAGGGCAGTACGGTCGGAGTAGTGCGGGGTGAGGCCGGTGAAGGACTCGGGCTTGGTGCCCTCGTTGCCGTAGAAGATGGTACGTTCCATCTCCTGGCGCATACCTTCAATGTGACCCCACTCTTCCGAGAGGCGCCATTCAGCGGTGTTGCCGTTGAGGTCGGCGAGCGCCTTGTCGATTTCCGCGTAGTCTTCGAGCATGCCGGTGTTGGCAGTGATCTGTGCGGTGGTCGACTTGGTCGGCTGGACGCCCTGGTTGTACTTGCGCCAGGTCGGCGTCGGGATGCCGGTGCGGATCGTCGTGCGATGACCGGTGGGGAGGTTGCCCTCCTGGAAGGTCATGTCCTGGAGGACCGGAAGATCCTGGGTGAGTGCTTCAATGATCTGCGAGTCGATGCTTCCGTCGGGAGCAGTACGCCTGGTCAGATCAAGAAGCGTAGGGCGGGTTGTCGGCAGAACTGCCATTTTAAGCTCCTTGCTTCTTCATGGAGGGGTAGAGTTGCTGAGCAAGCGACGGCTCTGCGGATGCGGGCGCCCCTGAAACCGGCGTGCCTTCACTGAGATCGTTCGCAATTTTATGCAGGAACTTGACGATCTGGGGGTGGTTGCCCGCCCCTGTCGCGTCGAAGACACCTCTTAGCTCCGGGGAGCCGTACTTGTCGAGCAGCTGGGAGATCTTCCCAAGAGCGGGCTCGAGTTTGTCGCCACCAATCTCGGGATCAGCGCGGACTTCTTCCTGCCAAGCGGTCTGCTGATCGGACCACTGCTTCTGCAGGGTTTCGCCGGCCTTCGTCAAAAGGCTCGACTGCATTTCGATCAGCTTCTGTGCCCGTTCGGCGGTGGTGAGCTTGTCGTCGTTCATAAGCTCGACGAAACTTTTGGACGTGTCCTCATCGACGGTGAAACCCTCGGGCATTTTCAATGCCTCGAAAGTCAGCGGCTCGACTGGAGGGGTATCGACCTTCGGCGGCTCATCAACCTTCGGCGGATCCGCAGGTGGGTTGACCGGAGTGGTGGTCGGGTCGACAGGCGGCGTCGGGTTAAGGAGGGACGGCGGATCAGTCAGCGAGGGATTGTTCACGGGTTCGGTAGACATCATTGGCTTCCTTTTGCATCACTGCCCACATATCCGGGGCGACCGAGAGAATATCGAACAGGATGCGCTGGCCGATATTCATTTCTCCACAGGCGAAGCTCATTGAAAGCGCGTTCGGCGTGAAGGGGTTCTGGTTGATCTTGCAAAGTCCCAACTGGTAGAAGAGGAATTTGCGGCCCGTCGAGGTGGAAAGGAGGTCGAGGTACTGGCGTTCGATTTCCAGTCTGTCCTCCTTCTCCCATCTCTGTTTCAACTCCTCAGCTTGCGGATTGTCGCTCATGTTATATACCATCCTTGGTGGTTTGGCAAGGGGCTCGTTGTGAGCCATACTTAACTCCTGGGGCGGGGTCGGTCTGAGTTGGGTCCCCGAAAAAAGTGGGTATGACTGGTTGTTGGGTCCCAATTTTCCGGTGTGTGGGCGCGGCGCCGGGCAGGCCCGGCTTGCGCCTTCACCCACTCAGCGGAATAATCGGGCGTCCCCAACCTCCCGTCAACCCGACTTATTTTCTTGCCCAACGTCATCCCACCTGCGCGTCACCGGCCGCTTGGTCCCGCCCTCCCTTAAACCTAAGCGGGGTCGGCCCATGACGTTCACACCAGTTTTGTGTCATCGTAGTTGGGGTGGCCTCTTTATAGCGAAGCAGACCTCCGCCGCATTTGGCGCAGCGTCCGTGCGTTTTAGCCCCGCTCGGTTTCGGAGCGTAGTTTAACGTGTTGACTTCTTCGAGGTGCGGTATGGCTTGTAACACGGTGTTATGAACCATATCAACCTCCAAGCAACATTTGCAACGCGTTGGCCCCGCCGCCGACGTCGGTTGCGCTGAGTTGCTGAGCCGCCCCGGTCAATGCGACGCTCTGCTCGACACCCTGGGCATCCGCGACTTGCTGGTTCTGGGCTTCCGTCGTGCCCTGCGAAACGGCGGGGTCGTTGAGATCCTTGGCCCGGATACCGAGGTCCCGTCCGTAGTTGCGGATAAGCTCTTCCCAGTTCGGAATATTCAATACCTCCGGTTTGACCGCGGCGATGTTCCCCAGGAACTGGACGAACCGCTCCGTCGGCACAGCGGCGACTGCGCGTTGGGCGGTGGATAGGATACTGACGTACTGGATCTCGATGTCCATATCCGCGATGTCCTCGGGCGCCTCGGGGAGGAGGCCCGCGCGAAGCATGATGGAGTAGACGCGTTTGATGGTCGGGTCCAGGGCCTCGGCTTCGAACCGACCCAGCACGGGGCCGAGAAGGACCAGCTTCTCTTCCCTTCTCGCGTCGATCTCCGTCGCGCTGCGCACGGTTTCGAGTTGCGAGATCATCTGGAAGAGCGGGTTGTGGAAGATCTCCCGGATCCGCTCCTGGATGTTCATGATGTCTTGGGAGAGTTCGCCGAGTGGGGGCGCGATCTGGTAGAGCGGCTTGGCTCCGACGTTGTTCGCCCCAGCAATGTACGTCATCCCGCCGGGAAGGGTGGCAAGCGGCTTGTGCTGCAGCTGTACGTCCGCGACGATCGGGGGGTTGACGACCTTGTCGATGCCCTGGGCTTTGCGCAGCGTCTCCTGCTGGAGCTGCTTCACATCGCCGATCGCCTCCATCGCAGGGCAGGAGCCGTAAGAGTCGTTGCCGGAAAGCTCCCACCGGACGAACAGGCCCGGCATCTCGTTGAAGCCTTTCTGGGCGAGGACAGTGCCCGCGGGTGCGTCTTCCTCCCAGTACGTTTCGCGGAAAGGGAACCGCTTCGGCACTTTCCCCTTACCGTCCAGGTTCGGCTCGAGCAGGTGGACGACGGTGCGGGACTCTTGCGCCGAGGCGCCGCCCTTCTTCCACAATTTCAGCGTCGAGGCCGTGACATTCTCCTCGCCCCAGCGGGTGACGAGCTGTTCGACCGTGTACTGGAATTTGCGAGCGAAGGTGTTGACGGCGAGGCGATCGTCCTGGGCGAAGTAGAACTCGCCGAGCGAGGGGTTGTAGCACCGGATGACGGAGTCGAAATCTTCGTAGATCAGCATCGAGGCGGTGCCGAAGATGACGAGGTCGAGGTACATCACCGCCATGGCGTTGTAGAAGTTCGACTCGGAGAGGACGTACGACATCCGCCGGTTGACCTCGTCGAGCCATACCCGTACCGGGTTGTTAGCGACGGTGTCGTCCTGGCCCGCGATGCGCAGGCTGAACCATGGGCGCGCCGGCGAGGTGATGCCGTTCATCATCCCGCTCGCAAGTACGCGGGCCGCGATCGTGCCGGTCGAGTCGAGGATCTTCGGGTTCCGCATCGAGCGGACGCGCTGGGAAGTGTTGTCCAACCAAACGTACCGCCGGGGGAGGTAGAAGTCGGCGAGTTCGCGCCAGAACTCCAGATACGGCTGGCGCACCGTCTCGAGCTTCCCGATCTTCGCCTTGAACATCTTGTGGAGGTTGAGATCAATTTGCACTAGTCGAGCTCCCGATCAGCGAAGGTTTCTGTGTCCGCGCCTTCCGCGTCAACCCCTGGGCCGAGGTCGAGATCAACGATCCGGGCGCGGCGATGGACGAGGATGTGGCTTCGGCCGCGGAGTCCGCCTGCACGGCCGGATTTGCTGCGGGGGTGGATACGACCTTCGGCGGTTTGGGGAAGAGGAAGCTCATCGGGGTCTCCTAGTGATACATCTGTTGGGTTGAGAACGGGTCGTAATCCTCGGCGACCATCGGGGCCATGGCGCGGAGGTCCTGGGCTTCGACGACCGTGATGGCGAAGCTGGGGAAGGCGAAGGTTGTAGCGAGAGCGTCCGCCACGTTCGGCGAGGGCACCTTTCGTTTCCGCATATCCTGCTTCGACTCGAGTTGGATCTCCTCCCGCTTGTTCAGCCCGTAGTTCGGTCCGCACAGTTCATCGACCAGGGTAGTGTGCTCGCCCGTCTTGATGTCGGGAATGCTCGCGGTAGGGAGCCACCCACGGACGGCGCCCCAAATTTCCGCTCGCTTGTTCGCGTACTTCGCCCCGTCATCCGGGTTCGTTCCGTCCGCGCCCGAGCCGAAGTCCACAGCTATAACGGGGATCCGAAGCTGGCGGAGCCGGTCCACGACGCCGCCGCCCACGCCGCCTTCGTCCACGAAGCACACTACCGCGTGGTGGCGGAGGAACGAGGCCGCGATCTTGCCCGCGAGGGTCATGGTGTCCAGGCCCGGAAGGATCTCGATCGGCCTCGTCGACGCGTCCCGTCCGCAGCGGGGATAGATGACGGAGGGGTCGTCGCCGAAGCGGCCTACGTCCACGCCCAGGACCACGGCCCCCATCTGCGGCTCGATCTCCCGGCGCACCGCACTCATAGCGACTTCGTAGGAGATGAACGACTCCGCATCGACGCGGGGGAAGATACCACGAACGCGAACGCGAACGAAGTCGGAGTCCTCGCCGTAGTCATCGATCCACTTCTGGATCTGGACCTTGTCCGTCAGGGACACCTCGCGGGAGTCGATCTTCTTCCAGTTCCAGCGGTGGGAGAACTTTCCCGAGTCGAAGCATTCGCGGAACCGGCCCTTGTTCCGAGTCGGGTTGCCGAAGACGAGCCACAGGATCTGGGTTTCTTTGTCCGTCAGCGCGCCCTCGGTTGTTTCCCAGATCACATCGGGAATGGCCGAGGCCTCGTCGAACACAACTAGGATGCGCTTGCCTTGGTTGTGCAGGCCCGCGAACGCTTCCGTGTTCCGCTCCGACCACGGCACCATGTCGATGCGCCAGGTCTTCTCGTGCATTGGGTCGGCCGAGAAGAGCGCTGTCGCGGTCATCTTGAAGAACTCGCGGGCGATGAACAGGCGGTACCACTTCGCCAGCTCGACCCAGGTTTTGGTTTTGAGCTGGTTCTCGGTGTTCGCGGTGACGACGCCCTTGGTATCCGCGTAGGTGGAGATGGCCCACAGGATGACCCACGAGACGAGGGCTGATTTGCCGATACCGTGGCCGGAGGTACGGGCCATCTGGATCGCGCCAGCAAGGTCGATCTCACCCGCGCGCAAACGTTCGCCGATCTCCGAAAGGAGGTCGATCTGCCAGTCCTCCGGCCCGCTTTGGTTCGCCAACTCAGTCCCGGGCTCACCCCAGGGATATGAGAATATGACGTGACCTAGGGGGTCGGATGTGAACTCGGCGATTTCTTCGAGTAGGTCCATGGTCAAGCCGCTATGAGGTTTGCGTGGATGTCGGCGGCGGGCATGGTGTCCTGCGCACGCGCCTGAACCGCTATAATGCGCTTTATACCGCCAATCGTAAAGTTTCCAGCATTTCCACCGTTGTTGCCCGCGCCGATGTACCAAGCCAGAGACGAAGGCGTCCCGGCAGACGGAAGTGATTTTTCTTGCACGCCGTTGACAAAAAGCTCTGTGGTTGACGAACCCCTGTCCGCGAATAGCGTACCCGTCATACCATTGATAACGGTTGTACTTTCCAGAGTATTCATAGACACGTTGCCGAGATAAACATAACCAGTGAGCGCACTTGTGCGCATGCCCATGTACGCATAGGGCGGGCCGGCTGAAAGCGCCCCCGCAATCGCGCGTTGGCCTGACGTAGTTGCCATTCGGAAATACGAACCCATGAGATTTGCATTGGCCCCGGCTACGTAATCTGTGATCAAAAAGTCAGCACTACCGTCAAACGCAACGTCACTATTCGCTGCATCCCATGTCGGGCGCGCCGCTCCAGATTGCGTAGCATGATGGCCGTCGATTTCCTTGACGGAGATGTTGTCGAACTCGACATAAGTACCCGTAGCGCCAGTGCTAGCCACATTGATGACTATCGGCGTTGCCGTGGGTTTAAAAAATCTGCGGTGCAGCCCATCAGACGCCACACCAGCGTCTATAAGATTTCCCAACGATCCAGATTGGCCCACACGTATTTTAGCCGTACCAGTGCCCGTATACGCGTCAACGCTTATCTCATACCAGCGACCGGGTGTTACGTTTTTCGATTGGTAAAGATATTTCCCCGAGCCACCGTCATTCTCAATTCGTATTCTACTGTTAACAAGCGTGAGGCCGCTACCGGAAGAACCCGTCCAGCCGGTAAAACCTCCCGAAAAATCACCGTTCGTCACAAGCTCGGACTGACTGGCGCGATACGCCGCGAGCGTCAAGCCGCCCCACTTATGCTGGTCAAGCGCAAGGCCAACGGGGTCGCCGTTGTTGACGACGGGCAGTATGCCGTTGGCGTCCTGAAACAACGTTGTCTTGTCGGTCAGGTCGATCATCAACCCGTCCGCACCGCCTGCGAAGAGCGCGGCGAAGTTTTTGAAAGACGTTGTTGGCGCAGCCGTAACCGTGATGTCGTTGCTATCCACCGGCGCGGCACTGCCCCCCGCGTTCGACGCAACTTCCGTGCAATCGATAGCATCCCCCACATCACCGACGACGGAAGTGTAAGTCGTGTTCGTCTCGCCCGGAATGGCCACGCCTGCATTGCGCCACTGATAAGCACGGCTTGTTGGCGAGTTCGTGTATGTGCCGGGAGTAACCGTTAGAACGCTTCCGACAACCGTATTGCCGGTGATCACAGGCGGCGAGGTGTTTACGGGAATGGGAACGGGAGGCGTGGTAGATCCTTTCGCGCCCCCGAACCCGATCCCCAGCCCGATACCGATGCCGATCATTAGAGCAGCCCCACCAGGTTCGTGGCCGTGGTCCCTGTGTTCAACACCTTCACCGTGGAGATGGGGTGGATGATGCCGCCGGCGATACCTTGGAGTGTGACGGGGGCCGAGTCCTCGGCGAACTGGACCGCAAGGTTCCCAGTCCCGCCTACGTAGATGGCGCGGAAGACATTCGACGCGGAGTCGCTGGGGGTAATCACAGCACCACGAACGGCCGGCTTGATCATGCTCATGTTGGTTACTCCTGTTGAGAGGGCGCGCCCTCGATTACCTTCGACCTGCGTTCGGCGACCCGGGCACGAGCGGCCTCAAGCCGATCCGCGGCTCCCACATTCGTGTTCACCGTCGTCGTGCTCGACGGCCCGTTGCCCGACCGGTCCGCGCCGAGCTGGACCAGCTGCATGAGCTGCGTCGTCGTGAGCTTCTCGGGCGTGTCTTCGATCCGAGTTTGCAATTCGTCCAGCGCATCGCTTGCGATCCCGGCCAGCTTGTCCTGCACCGAGCGGAACGCCTTGTCCTTCTCGTCGCGGTAGAAGGCGAGGAGTTCCTGGAACGCGGGATCGTTCTTCAGGATGGAGATCCGGGAGATGTCGTAGCCCGTAACCGCGGCGGCCTCATACTCCGGCATCCCCGATGCAATCGCCCGGGCGAGAGCATGGTGGCGGTCCGAGATGCGCTTCAGCGCGGACGGCTTCGAGCCCTTCTCGAGCGCGAGCAGCTCCAAGTCCTCTGTGGCAAGTTCCCTTACCACAGTGGCACTGATGAGCGTCGGGGCGCGCCCCCTCGTTCTTACCGTGTCGAGGTCCAGATCCATATGGCTCTCCCATCCTTTCCCCGGGACTATAGCACGCGCGAGCGCTTCGCGCAAGGGGCTCGTGGTATGGGCAAGAGCCATACCGTAGTTTAGCCCACAAAATTGAACAAGGTGGTTGTCCCGGGGGAAGCCGGGGGTACTCGTCGAACCCCCACCCCTGCGTAGGTGTGATTGATGGGGGGTGGGGT